ATGATTATGGTAGCAGCAGAACCAAAGGTAGATCCGAGTAGCAGGTACTCCATCAAGCAGACTTGCGAGTTGCTGGGTGTTCACAGAAACACTCTGAGAGCGTACACCAAAGGCCACTTCATAAAGTGTGGCTTTTGGAAGAGAAATTACAGACCTTACTATTTAGGTAGTGAGATTACAAAGTTTTGGAGAATGAGAGCATAAAGATAATGTTCAATCATACGTGTGTGGCAGCCGTCGTCTGAGAAGATAGCGGCTGCTTTTCGTTTGGCAGCATCTCACCCCTCCCAGTAAGCAACCAGTCCGCAGATACCCCATAATGAAGCACGAGGTAAGAAAGGAGTTCCGGCTTAAGCACGTGATTTGATGGGCTGGCTTTGATGGTCTGCACGTTACCTTGGTTTGCTCCCATCTCTCGTGTGATGGTCTGAAGTCCACGGATTTTCTTCAGCCTCCGTAACGTGTTCACAGCGAGGAAGTACCGTTCCGTTATCTGTACGCCTTCAGGAGAGATTATCATTCTTGGCATAGTGTTGATTTTTTGTTTATGAGTTCGATAAGCTGAGTGATTTGTTGCTGAGATTGCTCAATCCTAAGAATAAGGCTTGCGATGGTATCCTGCTGCTTCTTAATGATAGACAGTAATTCATCCTCTTTATTTATATAGCAATCGCGTTCATCGTCTTCTGATTTCCCAGAATTTGACACGTTTTTAGTGTTGGTAACTGGAACGTCATCAGTAATGTATTTATCCACTACGTCCTTTCCGTAGTGATCAATAAGGAGCTGAATTTTCTCGTCTGAGAGAAGCGCATTTCCTCTGCAAAATTTGGATATGCTCGCCTGTGAATAGTGGAGAATTTGTTGTAAATCAACTTGCCTTATTTTTAAGTCTTTCGTAAACTCCTTAAACTTGAACATAGCTTATTTTTTGCTTTTAGATTTGAGAAATTTGGCTTTTTCCAGGCGGTTTGCATATTTTTCACGTGACGACTTTTTAAAGACCTTGCAAGCCTTTTTTAGCACTCGGATTTCGTCATCATACCGTTTGGTCTTTCTGTACAGTATCGCAAGACGATCAAAAGAATGTTGAGCAGGGTAACAATCGCCATCAATGTTCTGCTCATAGATAGAAATTGCTTCCTCAATGTCGCCACGTTTTTCTGCATCTATACCTTTATTATTAAGTTCGGTGCATTCTGCAAGTTTCTTCATCTTCGCTTTGTAGTCGTCAGCCTTTTTCCTTGCTCGTTCGTAAACTTCAGTTGGAATACGCTCCCAGGTACGGCCGGCTACCTCATGGCTGGTAGTCTTAAAGAATTCCCTACTGCTTAAGTGTGGCATGAGTTCACGAAATTCTTCTTCTCTAATCATTTTAAAGTTTCCAAAGTCCATATTGATTGGTTTTAAGTGAAAATTGCTGGAGGCGATTTTGTACTGCCTCGAAGCGTATATTGTATAATACTTATTGTTGATGTAGTATATGTGCGCTAATTTCAGATTGTTTTCTTGTTAATAGGACGCTGTACGTCCTTGCCAGTTATTTCGTCTAAGAGTCTCGAAAGATTTTTGGCGTTGAGCATGTTAGCCTCTGCGTTGAGTTTGTTGGCTTCAGCGTTTTTCTCGTTCTGCTCCATTAGTTGCTGCATCATACTTGTGAGATCAGCAATAATATCATCTGTAGTACGTTTCACCGGAGCGTCTTTTGCGAGCATTTCGCCTGTGCCATAGATTATCCATTCCCTACTATATTGAGGAAAGGCGTCGGCAATTTTGACAAGGGTTCCTTTTTGAGGATTTCGCTTGTCGTTCAAGATTTTGTTGATGGTCACATTGTTAGTGAGACCAATCTTCTTGCTGAAAGGGTTTATCTTCAGATTCTCCCTATCCATGATTGTTTTTACTCGTTCCCAGCCCTGCATAATACTTAATTGTTAAATTTAGCTAACTCTTAGCTAATAAATAGCTATTTGTTTGCTACATTAATTAATTATTAGTACCTTTACACTGTAATTCTAATTAAAGCACTACAAAGATAATGAAAAGTAATCGAACTACAAATAGTTTCGAGAAAAAAGTCAAAAAAATGACCCTCGAGGACTATTACAACGGTCTGCCGGAAGCCAACTATCCGAAGACTGAGTTTGTGAACCAAATCGTTCAGAAATGCAACGTATCGAGTGCTACAGCCCACAACTGGATACATGGCAAGACGAAGCCTCTCGATCAGAAGCACGTCGATATGCTGAGCGAGATAACCGGAATACCGAAGGAGATGCTATGGAAGGATTAGAGTTCTATCTGTACGAGAGCGAGCTTTGGTGCAAGTCTGAGGACGGTAGGAATTGGGCTGTGACAGAGAACGACACCGAGCTGATTCAGCAAGTGCTGTCGATGGTCAGAGAGCAGTTCCCCGAAGCATACCACGCATTGGAGCAGGTGTATAAGAAAAGCGCTGGCAACCCTCGATACTACCAGTTCCTTATGTTCAGGCGGTTCATCAAGTGCAATTTCGGCAAGCTGGACTCCACCTCCATCGACATTACGAAATGTGGTAGCTTTTGCTTCGAGAAAGTAGATTGTCCTCTCCGTGGTGAGTGCGCTTTCGAGAATGTAATCTGCTCACCGAAGTTCAACAGTACGCTTTCCAGGCAGGAGTTGAGGGTGATGAAATTGATGTATGAAGGAAAGAACAAAGAGGAGATTTCCTCTGAGCTGTATATCTCTCCTAACACTGTAAAGAACCACATCAAGTCGGTTTATACAAAGCTCGGCATCCACGAGAAAAGCGAGTTCATTCAATATGCAAACAAGAACCATTTGTTTAACATCTAAATAATTTTTATTATGAGTTTAATCAAGAAAGCAACCGAGTTGCAGATTTCGAAGACCGTGAAGATGATGATCTACGGTCAGGCCGGTATGGGTAAGACCACTTTGGCTCTTTCAATGCCGAGACCACTTTTGTTTGACTTCGATAATGGAGTCAAGCGTGTGAACAACGCACAGCTTGCAGGAGTTGACATCGTTCCAGTTACAAGCTGGATGGACGTTCAGAGCGTAATGCGCGAGGATTTGTCAGCCTACAGCACCATCGTGATTGACACCATCGGTAAGATGATGGACTTCATCATCGCCTATCGTTGCGGTCAGCGTAATCCACGCATTCAAGACTGGGGTAACATCAACAACGACTTCAAGCAGTTTTGTCAGTCGGTATCGATGCTCAACAAGAATGTGGTATTCGTCGCTCATCGAGACGTGCAGACTGATGGAAACAACCGAGTGTTTGTGCCGGCCCTCCGTCCTAAGAACTACAACAGCATCGTTACTGAGTTGGATTTGCTCGGCTACGTCCAGATGCGCAATGAGCAGGGTATTCAGAAGCGTACCATCACCTTTGACCCTACGGACATCAGCGATGGCAAGAATACGTGCAATATGCCCGGTATCATGAACATTCCGGTCATCAACGACGCTAACGGCAATGCCATTGCTAAGAATGACTTCCTCGCTCGTGAGGTTCTTGGCAGATACGATAAGATGATTGACATCAAGGAGCAGGCTGCAAAGGACTATCAAGATGTGCTCACTGAGATTGAGAATGCCATCGAGCAGATTACAGACGCTGAGGGTGCCAACCACTTCCTTGCTCACATCGGAGAGTACAAGCAGCACGGCAACTCTGTAATCATCAAGGCGCGCGACCTGTTCAGCAAGAAGGTGAAAGCCCTCGGCCTTGTCTATGATAAGGAAGCTAAGAAGTACACTTCAAAGACCGCTTAACATGGCAAAGGTAGCATACAAGATTTATCCTACGCTCTTGGATGCGTTCGAGGATTACCTTGAAAGCTACGACATCTACGAGAGGTACTACGGCTGGAGCGACAACCCAAGTATCTCCGTAGATGAATTCCAAGAGAAGCAGTATAAAGGGCTGATTGACAAGATTAACAGAGTTCCGTTCGAGAGCGACGCGGCCGATAGAGGCACGGCGTTCAACGAGGTCATTGACTGTATGGTGCTGTTCAAGAATAGCGAGAAGATGAAGATTACCAAATGGTACGACAACGGCTCGCTTTGTGGGGTGAAAGCCTCTTACAACGGCAAAGACTTCTACTTCCCCATGAACCTTATCAAAGAGGTTGCATCGTGGTATAAAGGAGGCCTACCGCAACAGCACATTCAAGCCATCCTTCCGACATCGTTCGGTAACGTGCTACTCTATGGTTATATCGATTACGTGATGCCTCTCAAAACGTGTGACTTGAAGACAACCGGCCAGTATTGGTTTGGAAAGTTCAAGAACCATTGGCAGCACATCGTCTATCCGTATGCGCTCGCTCAGAACGGAGCAGACGTGAGAGACTTCGAGTACAACATAGTCGAGTGGAGAAAGACCGGCTATGATCTGTACAACGAGTGCTACCTATTCAGACCGGAAAGAGACATTCCAAAGCTGACAAACCACTGTGAGGACTTCATTAGGTTCTTGCAGGAAAACAGAGATAAGATTACAGACAAGAAAATTTTTGCAGAAATATGAAAGAAATTTCGACCATCGACGAGAGCAGCCTGCAGCTCGTCATAAAGAGCGAGACCATCGGCTCGCTCACCACCAACGCAGAGCAGATACGTGACCTCGTTAAGAGCCGTATCGGTGATTACACGTCCGAGAACTACAGCCTTGCCAACATCGATAAGGCTAAGGATGACAAAGCGCTTCTGAATAAGGCGAAGAAAGCCCTCAATGATAAGCGCATTGAGCTGGAGAAGAAATGGATGCAGCCGTTCATGGGCTTCAAGGACGTGATGAATGAGACCGTGAAACTCATCGACTCAGCAGTGAAAGACATCGACTCCGTTGTTAAGGAAGCTGACGAGAAAGCCAAGAACGAGAAGAAAGAGCAGATTGAAAAGCTTGCTGAAAGCCTCGGTGTTGAAGCCGCACGCGTGAAACTGGAGAAGATTTGGAACCCGAAGTGGCTGAACAAATCGACTTCGATGAAAGCCGTTCAAAAGGACATCGAGACCTCACTGGCAAACATCAAGCGAGACCTCGAGACGCTGAAGACCTTCAAGGAGGATTACGATGCGCTGGTTGTCCGCTACATGGAAAATCTCGACATCAACGAGACGATTTCCTATGCCAACAGCCTAAAGGCTCAGCGAGAGCTGGCCAAAGCTGAAGAGCAGAAGAATGACAATTCTCCATCAGCAGAACCGCAGACAGAGCAGCCAGCACAGAATGAGACAAAGGAGGCCGAGACATCATCGCACCATGATGACTACGACTCCGCCTTTGACGCTTTCGCTGATGCCCTCGACCAGGGAGCCGACGCACCTACTCCTGCAAAGGAGGATAAGACGTTTGTGATTACCGGAACCGAGGACGATATAGCAAAGGTGGTAGATTTCCTCGAGGAGAATGGCATAACATTTAGCATCAAGTAATATGGCTAATCAGATTATAGGAAGGGTATTTGAGATTGGTCAGACCACCTCAATACCAACCAAGAGTGGCAACACCTTTCAAAAGAGGCAGATAGTGTTGGACGCATCGCACTACGATCAGTACACTGGCCAAAAGTACGAGAATTATCCTCAGTTCCAGTTTCTGCAGATGAACTGCGCGCAGCTTGACAATTTCAAGGTTGGTGACATCGTAGTAGTCTCGTTTGCCCTCAACGGCCGTTCCTACGAGAAGGACGGAGTGAAGAAGTGGATAACTGACATCACTGGCTATAAGATAGAGCCGTATCAGCGTCAGCAACCCTCGCAGCAACCGACACAACAGCAAGTGCAGCAGCCGGCGCCACAGCAGGCTCCAGCAGCGCAAGCTCAGCAGAGTGCTCAGTCTCAACAGCCTTTCCCACCTAACGTTGACGCACAAGGTGTACCGATTGGCTCAGATGATGACTTACCGTTCTAATCATGATATTCAATCTTGAAAACGAGTTTGAGCGTGACAAGTTCAAGGAGTATTGTAATGAGCAGTACAAAAAGGGTGGAATCGTTGAAGTGAAGCGCAAGCATCGTCAACGTTCCACCTCCCAGAACGCTTATCTGCACGTCTTACTTGGTTACTTCGGTTCAGAGTTCGGATACACACTGGAAGAAGTGAAATATGAGATTTTCAAGAAGCGTGTAAACGCTGACATCTTCACGGTTGAACGGACTAACAAGCGAGGTCAGAAAGTAAAGGCTCTCAGAAGCTCCAGTGACTTGTCAACAGCAGAAATGACAACCGCCATCGAGAGGTTCCGTAACTATTCGAGTGCGGTAGCAGGTCTCTACCTGCCGGAGCCACACGAGGACGAAATGCTGATTTACGCTCAGCAACAGATAGAAAGAATGCAAGAGTATTTATAAATAATTTTCAGAGTAAAAAAAATGATTGCAAATTTGAAAGATTATGAGCCTAAGCACATTGAGTATGTGCTGGGCGACGCAGAGAAAGAGTTGTTTCCTGTAGAGTTGGACTTCACGAAAGTGAAAGGTCAGAAGATAAAGACCGCAGCCGATGCGATGAAGTACATCGGCAAGTGTTTCAACGCCACATTCCCAACCAACGAGACGGCAGAACGCAAGCTCGACGATTACGAAGTGCATAACATTCGAGAAGAATACTGCGTGCTGCAGGAGAATGAGGTGCCAAAGCGCAAGATGAACCTCGAAGAGACGCTGGAGCAAATCAAGGCGATGAAGAAGCGAGCCGAGGAAGCCTACAACTCCATCCTTATGGAAGTGGCCAAGTACGCAGCAGAGGTGAAGCAAGGGACACGTGAGCAGAGACTTTCCGCCAAAAACACCTTCTGCATTGCGCTCGCTGGATATTACGTGACCTACACGTATGACAAGGAGAGCAACACGTTCGTGCTGGCAAAGGCATTCCAAGTCTCAGACAGAAGCGAGATTTGGGCCCAGGAGAGCACCAACAGAGAGGTGATGCTCAAAGATTTCGGTCTCGAGTTCCCCGAACCCGAAAAGCCGGAAGAAGCCGAGGACGCAGATGATGGCACCGACAACAAAGGTGATGATCTGCCATTCGGAGATGATTAAACAAGTGGGGAGAGCAGAGGCTGAGCCTTTGCTCTTTCCCTTATAGACGTTGACTATGAAATATCAATTAAGGGATTATCAAAAGAAAGCGTCAGAAGCCATCGTGAATTGCTTCGAGTCAAAGCAAGGATACAACGGTATTGTCGTGCTTCCGACAGGTTCAGGCAAGAGCCTCGTCATAGCAGACGCGGTCTATCGTATCAATGAGCCTGTGCTTGTTTTCTGCCCATCCAAGGAGATAACCGAGCAGAATTACGAGAAGATGTGCTCATACGGTGTTTGGGACTGTGGAGTCTATTCCGCCTCCGTAGGCTGCAAGGACATCAACAAAATAACGTTTGCCACCATCGGTAGTGTGATGAACCATTTAGAGGATTTCAAGCACTTCAAGAACATCATCATCGACGAGTGCCATAACGTCAACGCCAAGGGTGGAATGTACGAACAATTCATACATTCAGAGAACCGAAGGGTTCATACATTCAGAGAACCGAAGGGTTGTAGGACTTACTGCCACTCCATATCGCTTAGGTAGAGGTCTTGATGGAACGTCCATACTGAAGTTTCTTACGAGAACACGGCCGAGGATATTCACCAAGGTGCTGTACTACTGCCAAGTGTCTGAATTGCTCAACAAAGGTTTCCTGGCGGACTTGCATTACTATGACCTCACCTCCATCGATTTGAGGAACGTTAAGAGCAATTCCACTGGAGCAGACTTTGACGAGAAATCATTGGTTGCCGAGTATGAGAGAACCGGCTTCTACGATAAGCTGTCATACACGGCAATAAGGGTGTTGCACCCCAAGAACCACGTGCCGAGAAACGGTGTGTTGGTATTCACTCGCTTCGTCAAGGAGGCAGATGCACTTGTGGAGAAACTGAAAAGCGTTGATATCAAAGCAGCCATTGTCACCGGAACCACCCCGAAGACTGAACGTGAAGACATCTTAACGAAGTTCAAGTCAGGCGTTATTCGAGTTGTGGCCAACGTAGGAACCCTCACCACTGGATTTGACCATCCTGCGTTAGATACGATTATCCTTGCGCGTCCTACCAAGTCGCTCGCTCTGTATTATCAGATGGTTGGTAGAGCCATCCGCCCATACAAGGGCAAAGACGGTTGGGTTATTGACATGGGAGGCAACTACAAGCGCTTTGGACGTGTCGATGATCTGAATATCGGATTAGAGAAGCCTGGCACTGAACGATGGTGCATCAAGAGTAAAGGAATGCAATTGACGAATGTAATGTTTTAGTTATGTTACCATACTGGAAGAAAAATACGAAGAAGAGAAAGGCTGATGATGGTCAGCCGAAAAAGAGAACCAAGCGAAAGCCAGACCTCGTGAAGAAGCTCGACAGAGTTTTCTCGCTGTATATACGACTGCGTGATGCAATGCCGAGTGGTTTTGTTCGCTGTATCTCCTGTGGAAAGATTAAGAGGTTTGAGGACGTTGACTGCGGTCACTACTTCAGTCGCACCCACATGGCCACTCGCTTTGACGAGGATAATTGTAATGCGGAGTGCCGTTCATGCAACAGAATGTCGGCGGATCATCTGATAGGTTATCGTAAGAACCTGGTCGCCAAAATCGGGCTGAACCGCATCGATAGGCTTGACGTTCTCGCTCATTCCCAGAAGCATTGGCTTGATAGCGAGCTGGAGGAGAAGATAAGGTACTACACAGCCGAGGTGCGGAGACTCAGCCAAGAAAAGGGTATTCATGTAAACTTATAAATATTGTTAACGCAGGAAAATAATCGGAGCGTAGTATTTCTCTTTCAAATACTTTTGCTAACTTTACACCTGCAATATACAACAAATGGGGATAGGTGGAGGTTGCAGCCCATCGACAAGAGGAAAACCGTTTCGCCTCTTCCCCTTTTTTACTTGAAACGGTATAAAAGGAAATGGAATATGGGACATCGAATTAATTTTTGCAATAACCCCTCCACTGGAATTTACGAGATTGCCAGTCATACACTTATTAGCCTATGAGTTCCGAGGGATATATAAAATCATATAGGCCGAAGAAGGACGACCCACTGTATTTCGATGAGCCGTTCACTAAGTGGCAGGCATGGCATGATTTGCTGTTTCTCGCTCAGTGGGAAACCGGAAAGCAAATAGTAGTCAGAGGCATCGTTGTCGATGAAAAGCGAGGCTGTGTATATATGTCGCAAAGTTCTTTGGCAGAAAGATGGAAGTGGGATAAAAAGAGAGTAATTCGATTTTTGAGGCTTCTCGAAAAGCTTGGTAGAGTTGAACTACAAAAATCTAATGTAATCAATTCAATATCAATAACTAACTATGAGAAGTATCAAAGCAATGACACCACAAACGCCACGCAGATTAGACCAAATTTGGATCGAAAAGAAGTTATTCGTGTCCTAAGAAACTTCGAAAAATCGGGGTTTGTGACACTACAAAAAACTGATGTAAATAGCTCTATATCAACGATAAACGTGAGTATGAAAGACGTGAATGACACTACAAACGACACTACAAACGACACTACAAACGACACTACAAATGACACTACAAATGACACCCATACAAAGAATATAAAGAATAGTAAGAATATAAAGAATACTCCTAACGGAGGGTTAACGCCACCTTCCGGCGGCGTTGTCTCCAAACCGAAAAAGGCTAAGAAAGTGAAAGCTGAACCAACCATAGTGACCAAGGCAAGGAGCATCTTTGAGAATTATTTCTCTAAGCAATACGGAGACAGCTACTATTGGTCAGCAAAGGACGCGGTAGCGATGAAGCGTCTGTTGCAGAAAATCAAGTTCAGCAGGACCAACCGCCCTAATCCTCTGCCAGTCGATGACGAGGCTTTGTGTAACGCTTTGGGTGCGTTGCTGAGATCAATCGACAAGAATTGGATTGTTAACAACTTCTCGGTGACGAAGATAGACTCTCAGTATAACGAGATAATTTCAGAAATCAAAAATAGAAATCATGGAAGCAGACAAAACACAGAAAACGGGTCAGATAAACGTCGAGGTGTTGAAATTACAGCTACTTCGGCAAAAGATTACGAGGGCGCGTTTTAAGTTCCCATTTGAGGAGGCTGACGCATACAAAATCATCATGGCTGCATACGAGACAGAAGTGAGATACAGACGCCGCCAGTTCGTCAATGACGATAAGACGAGAGCGAGCGTAGCAAGTTTCGTGAGAGCACTCACCTCTAAGCAGCCGAGGTTCGGTATTCTCCTTTGCGGTACGTGCGGCAACGGAAAGACCACGATGGTTTACGCATTCCAGAACGCTCTCAACCTGCTTGTGAGGAATGGCAGACTTGACAGAGAGTGGGGAATGCAGATTATCGACGCAAAAGAGATAGTCCGAAAGACGAGGGAGGACTACAAGTTCTATACCAACATCCGCAGCAAGGAAATGCTCGCCATCGAGGATATGGGAAGGGAGCCGGCAGAGACGCTTGATTACGGCAACGTCCTCAGTCCGATAGTCGATTTGCTGGAATACCGATACGACCAACAGCTATACACCATCGTGACGACCAATCTGAAGCCGCAGGAGATGAGATCCCATTACGGAGACCGTATAGCCGATAGACTCAATGAAATGTTCGATAAGGTCATCTTCCAGGATGGCTCCTACAGACTGACAACGAAAGTAAAAGGGTAAGCGTATGAACTTAGTAAGACTGGCATTAGAAATCATCGATGATGATAAGATATTCTCCACTATCGAGGAGAAGGAAATGGCAAGAAACGCAATGGCGGGTGCTATCAAGTGGGCAGGCAAGCAAGCTGAAGCCAACCGAGAGTATTATGCCAACATGAAACGGAAAAGTATAATTTCAAGATTTAAGTGATATGATAATCGAAAGTTTGAAGAAGTGGTTTGAATCGAATTTCGCCACAGACGGTGAGGCTCGCAGAGCAAGACAAGACAAAAAGCGTCAGAAAGACTATGCTGACAGACTGGCCAACGCTAAGAGTCACGTGTATTTTACTGACGAAATTGGCATTGATGGAAACATCCACCCGATTATTGCCATAGACGGGACCAAGGTGTACGACATCGCAAAGGACGTGGATTTAGGTGTGGTGACAGTTGATGAGGCAGGAGTTGTGCTGAACAGCCTCCGCCGGAACTTCGCAGTTGCTCACAAAGCGAAAATGTAAAGTGATGGGAGGATTGTTCATGGTTTACGTTGCTAAGTCTATAGCCGAGGTGCTGTTCTACGTTTTTGCGTTTGCTTTCATCGGCTACGAGGAATACCTGTACCTCAATGCTGAAAGGCTTGTCAAAGGTCAGAAAATCCTCCGAGAGGTAGGAATGAAGAATATCTCCTACTACTCCCCATGGATGAAGACGATTGCAAGCATAGATATGGCCTATTGCCTTTGGTGGTTTGCAGGACTGTTCACAAGCTATTGGTACATAGTTGCATTGATGGTGGTCGTCACTTTCGTCTTGCCGGCAACGTCAGTACGGAGAGTGAAGCTCAACACTGTAACGAGCATCCTGCTGCTGTCGGCACTGCTGGTGCTGAAAGTTATCGGGGTTTATGGCTACCGCTTAGTCGGGTGAGTATGTTCCAAAGTTAAACAATGTTTAGGTATCAAATTTCAAGTTCAAAAGTTTGCGTAACTCAGTGAAAATCACTACCTTTACACTTGTAAATAAGAAACATATTATTCACTAAAATTCAAAAGCAATGGAAAGTCTGAAGTCACAGATTAAGAGCAATTTCGAGAGTTTGTCATTCAATGAGGCTCTGAAAGTCAACGAGAGTTTATTCACTGAGTATGAGCGCGTCCACGGTCGCCGCAGTCTTAACGCTGTGATTGCCTACTACCGCAAGAAGTCTGAGCGCGAGGAGATGGAAGCAGCCGCAGAACCAGTTGCTGAAGCCATCGTTCCGGCCGAGGAAGAGAGCAATTCCCAGGTAGAGGCTGATAACGAAGCTGAGAGCGAGACCAACGCTGAAGTTGAGACAGAAGCAAAATCCGAGACCGAGCCTACTGGAGAGGCTGAAAAGTCCGAGCAGGCTGAGAAGCCGCAGTTCCACTTCACCATCGGCACCGAGTTCAACCGCCAGCAGATTGAGGAAGCCATCGCTGACAAGTCGCAGCAGGTGTTCGCTAAGTTCTGCATCATCGAGGAATACTTCGAGCTGGTCAGCGACGACCAAGCTATCCGCAGAATCTCAATGTGGCTCAGCTCAGCTTGTGAAGGCTACGATAAGTGGGATGACGCAAGCAAGGCAGCTAAGGAGCATAACATCGTCTCTCAGCGAAAGCCCGGTAACTTCGACCTCTCAAAGAAAGGCCTGCCAGTCGGTGAGATCTACCGCAAGGCTACGGTAATGCGCATCTCTGACGCCATTAAGAAGTTCTATCTTGAAAGAGGCGAGGGAGAGCTGGCACTGGACCGAGTCTATGACATCGATTCCGATAAGTAACAAACCATTAGGAGAGAGGCTTCGAGCCTCCCTCCCTCTAAAGTTCAAAGAGCATGGAGAATAAGAACCAACGTTGCAGGAGTTGTCGTTATTGCGCCAATTATGAGGCGAACAGAGCAAATAAGCCGGACTGGAGATGCCAGCTTACCGGTGATGCTTGTGGTGACTACAAATGCAAGAGCTACAAGGAAGAGTATTACGAGTATGGAGGAAGCAAGAGATGAAGAATAACCAACTTGAAGCAAGTGATATCCCAAGCGAAATGATGAGTCAGATTCGCAGGCAGTTCGATATGGACCCGCAAATCGTTGAGATGCGAACCCACCAGCAAGTACTTATGCAACGAGGCAACCTCCAAGCCGCGCTGCAAGTCGGCCAGGCGATTGAGGGGTTGTTCTCAAAGGTCGTCTATGAGTATCTGAAAGAAGCTAACGAGGAAGCCGAGAGAATTGACATCGGCACTCTGAATATCTCCAAGGAGGATAAGAGCGAGATCAATATGCTCATTGTAACGTTGTTCATGGCTTGCGATATCATCGAGTCGGCAACGATGGATTTCAATGATGTGCTGCACCGTATAGACGACACGCTCGTTATGGAGCAGTTTGACGACATACGTGACCTATCGAAGAAAGCCAAGGCAAAGTTGCGGTATCTCTCTCAGAACTCCAAGTTGATGAAGGATTTGGCATGGGCGTATAAATGCGATGATATGTACGAGATGATGAAGAATAAGGCTAAGAGCATCCTTCGAAAAAGAGCCTCATAGGATTGGGGCAAGAACATGGAAAAGTTTAACGATAAGAAATAACAGCATGAAGTATTTTTTGTATGATTTAGAGACCACTGGACTGGATAGTAAGAAAAACGCCATCCACCAGTTATCCGGCAAGGTGATTATTGACGGAGTAGTGAAAGAGACTTTCGACATCCACATGCAGCCGTTTGCAGGTGCCGAAATATCTGACGAGGCTTTGAGAATCGGCAATGTGACACGTGGGCAGATTGCATCCTACCAGCCACAAAGCGAGGCGTACAAGCAGGTGATGGCCATCCTCAGTAAGTACGTGAATAAGTACGATAAGGCTGACAAGATGTACCTGGTCGGCTTCAATAACGTGCGGTTCGATAATGATTTCTTCCGTGCGTTCTTTGAGAGGAATGGCAACCAGTACTTCGGCAGCTACTTTTGGAGCGACAGCATGGACTGTATGATATTTGCATCAGCCTTGCTCGTCAACGTGCGACCTCAAATGCCAAACTTCAAGCAGAGCACGGTAGCCCAGTACCTTGGAGTAACGGTCGCTGAGGATAAGTTGCATAATGCCAATTACGACATTGAGCTGTGCCAGGCAATCTTCGAGAAGTGTATCAAGGCGTTTGGTCTTTCGCTGTAGTCCAACCATAGAGAGTCCGAGATATGGAAGATAAGTATTACGGTTTGTGCGAGAGCTGCACCAACGCGGTTATGTTCAATGGCATGATTGAGTGTGGTGATGGCTTGTATAACACCACCTGTCAGAAGTATGCTCCACTTGAACGCAATGGAAAGCGAGGCGAGAAATGAAGAAGAAGCATCGTCAGACATTCAGAGATTTCCAATGTGGCCTATATAATTACTACCTGTCGCAAAACCCAGAAATGAGAGATAAGGTCTCTTTTGACGAGTTTTTCGATAAGGTAAAGGACTATAAGAGCTACAAATTAAAGTACGTGGTGTATGTAGGAAAGGACAAAAAAGGAGTGATACGCTATGTAGGAACAACTATCCAATACCCTCTCTCCAGGTGGTTCTACCATCATCAGCACGGTAACAAATTAGATTTCGAGGTTGTCTGTCGGTATTCAAATGAGAAACAGATGCTTGAAAAAGAGTATGAGCTCATTCAGAAATATAAGTCAAACGGACTGAGAAATAAGATAACCAGCAGAGAACAGAACTACAACGTCGAGCTAACTCAGCAAGAGTTAAATTCGAGAAAAGGAGATCCTCAGTGGTGTCAATGCTGCCTTAGAAGGCACGTTTCTCCCGGATATAGATATTGCTATTATTGTTCCAAATAGAATTATAACGATTAAAATATGAAAGAGTCTTTTAAATTACAATTGTTAAGAAGTGCTGCCAACAATGCGAGCAGCGTAGAAGATGTGAAGGTGGTATTAGACTTCATCACTAAAAATGAAAAGCCTAAAGAGAGCAAGCGAGTAGAAGCCAAGACTTCTCTCGAAGATGGAGTCTATGTTGTCTTCTCATCCGGCGTGATTAAGCCTGCCAGTGAGTATAACGAGCAGTGTGAGCCCGTCAAGGTACTGATGATCTATCGTGACCACAGTTGGATTGTCGCTCCTCGTGACGCTGAGTGTGGAGAAACTACGCTTCTGAAAGAGGATGCAGATAGAGAAAGCGGCTCTCCATTCTACAAGGCTGAGATTGAGGCCCTGAATGACTTCGATATGGAGTCTTGCACAGCTCACCTCCGCAAGGCTGGCCTTGCTTTCGAGTTGGATGACGATGCGTTCATCCCTACAGCCGGTCAGCTTGCTGCCATGTGGCTCTATCGTGACGTTCTGAACAAAGCACTGAAAGATACGGGCGGTGAGCCGCTGAAGACGTACGAGTGCTATTGGAGTAGTAGCGAGGACGGTGCGTGGTACAGTTGGAACGTCAACTTCGGTTCGGGCTACGTCAACTACTGGAACCCCAAGTGCGGCGACTACTACGTTCGTCCTTGCACGGCGTTTAACCTTTAACCTTCTCCCTTTATACTTGCGGCCGTTTCAAGGCCGCAAGGTTACCAAAATAAGTTAAAAGCTATGGAGCAGAATAAAGAAACATACGCCATCATTGACGGTACGAAATATGATGTCGTTTACAACGAGGATGATAGATGCGGACTTTGTGCATTCTACAACGAGAAGACTGGAGGCTGCAACATCGACGGCAAGGGCCTCTATTGCTCCGATGGTTTCCACTTCGAGCACCATAAGGAGACCATCGTCTTCGCAGAGAAAAAGCAGGGCATCCACAAACAGAGTTATTACTCATTCCCGAACGGGGTAGAAGCTGAAGACGTTTGTAGATACCTCAGCTTCAACAAAGGGAATGCGCTGAAATACATCTGTCGGGCCGGCCGGAAACCAGGCGAGGATGAGGTTAAAGACCTCACGAAAGCGATTGACTATTTGAAAAACGAGATAGAGAGACTGAGCGAAGCCAAAGCATCTGTTGACAGCGCAATCGTGAGAGCAGCCATGAACGCAAAAGATTTGGTCGTTGGTAAGGTTGTAGCCAACAGCTATGAGCAGAAAGGAGGCGATAAATGAAAAAGTATTTAGACGTGTTGGTCGACGTGGAAACGCTGTCCTTGCGCTCCACAGCAGCCATTATCCAGATTGCTGCAAAGACGTTCACGCTTGATGGTTCCAAGACTAAGCAGTTTACCGACGATAAGAAGACGGAGTCTCATTTCGTCAAGAATGTCAACGCTACCACTTGCGCAATGTACGGTATGTCGTTCGATCAAGGAACGATTGAGTGGTGGTCGAAGCAGGAGGCTAAAGAGAACTTTAAGGTTGAATGGGGAGAGCCTATCTTATACGTGCTGTCAGAGTTCAACGAGTGGTTTGAACGATGGCAAAAGGACAGTAAGGCGGACGAGCTAATGATATGGACGCAAGGAACCGACTTCGACATAGCAGTTCTGAGAAACGCCTACAGAGTGGTGTTCGGTGACGAGAAGCCCATCCCATGGAACTTCCGCAACGTCCGAGACGCGAGGACCTATTTCTTGGAAACCGCCCGTGTATTTGAGCCAAACGTAGAAGACCCATACTCCCTTATAGATACCAAAGGTACAGTACATAACGCCCTTGCAGATTGCGAGTGGAGCATCAAGGCAGTCCAATGGGCATATAACAAAATCGTGAGAAATGAAACTGATTGAACCGAATGTAGAGTTTTGGAGCGAGATAGACCTTGCTCCATCACAGCACATTGCAAGATGTGCAAGAGTCTGTTATGGAGGAGAAGGCAAACTTCACTCCGGAGAAGAAGACGATAAGCTATATGACGGTTTAATCAAGCGTGGCCATGTAAGCATGCTAAGGCATAGTTCCATCTATGGCAGCTATACTTGTGACAGAGTGCCGGATTGTATGCGTAGCGAGTTTGTAGATTCGATTGTTTGGGGAGATGAAAGTGATTATTATTTCTCCACCAATGGCCAGTTTGCTTTTGAGAAGCAAGTTCGAGGGAAATTCTCTCCGGCCGAGATACTTAATTTCTGTAAAAGTGACCCAAGCCTGTTCGATATATACCGAATGACTTTCTGCATCACTACGCAGATCAGTACAAGCAGAGAGCTGAACAGAGTGAGCCCAAACAACATTGCAGAACGCTCCACTCGCTATTGCGCCTCTAAATACGGACTGGAAATATGCAAGCCTTGGTATTGGGACAAGGATATAGAGACGGAGAAGCGTGAGCTATATCTTGCTGCAATGCAAGGTTCGGAGGAAATCTATCTTCAGTTACTTGCAGCTGGAGTGAAGCCCGAGGACGCACGTGGTGTCCTCCCTCTCGACACAGCCACAAAAGTCGTTTACACTTACAGTGTAAGACGTTGGAAACATATCATCAACCTCCGTTATTACGGAACGACTGGCAGACCTCACCCTAACGCCAAATTGGTCATAGGTCAGGTGAGAGACTATATCAACCAGTTTGCTATGGCATGTGGCATTGACTATCAACTTTAAAAGATAAAGATTATGAAAGTAAAAAGATTCAAAAAGTTTAAGAATGGCGTTGTATACGCGCTGGAGCTTGATGACGGCAAGCTGATTGAGACCACCGACACCTTCTTGCCGTACTACACTAAAGACGCTATTGGTAGAAAGCAGAACAAATTGGATAATGAGAACCTTGGAGACCGTTCAGAACGATGGATGATAGGAGTCTCAACCATGAGTGGATGTCCGGTACACTGCAAGTTCTGCGCAACTGGAAACATGAAACAGCACTGGCGCAATCTTTCTGCCGACGAGATTGTAGAGCAAGTTAAGTTCGCTATCGATAATGCGGGCTGCAACCCCTTAGATGCTAAGGAGTTCAAAATCAATTATACAAGAATGGGAGAGCCGTTCTTGAATATCGAGGCCGTCAAAGAAGCGATTAAGCGTATTTCAGAGAAATACCCTAACACCCATCATTACGTTTCAACCATAGGAATTAAGGGTAGCGACTTTTCTTTTGTAGAAGATAATGTGACGCTGCAGATCAGCTTGCATAGCTTTGACGAGAAGCACAGAGACTGGCTCATCCCACTGAAAAAGAAGATGAGTATTGAGGAACTTGGGCAGATACGCACAAAGAGCAATCTAAAGACCACCATCAACCTAACGCTCATTGACGAGAGCGATTTTGATGGCGATAAGTTGAGAAAGTATTTCGATCCGGAGTATTTCTTCGTGAAGCTGTCTCCCATTAACCCTAACGAAGTGTCTGAAAAAAATGGATGCGGTAAAGGTGTTGTCGAAGGAGTTAATTTAGTATAGTAAAGAGACGCAGACTATTCTGCATTTTATAAACATTGTTCAATTAAAAATTAATTAGTATGGAAGCAATTAAGAAAATGCTCGAGAAGATGGGCTATGACTATGCTGTAGCCATTGCAACAAAGGCAGAGATTGAGAATGGTGCCGCTTGCGGTCAGCTTGCTATCATCTGCGAAGGTTAAACTCAAAGGCTACTACTATAAACGGTAGCCATTCTAAATGCTGACCTATCGGCAATACGGGGATTTCATTATGAGCGAAGAACAAAAGATTTTCCTGCCAGGCACCGAGTCTGCTACGATTGTCTCTCAGGCGATGGTTATGGCAACCAGAATGGAATTGCTCGACCTGCTGGACTATGCGAGAAAGAACAAACTCGACTCCATCAGTGTTGAGTATCTGCAGGGTCAGATAACAGACTTATGGAAGATTGACGAGAAAGTGTATAATGCTCACGAGGAAGATTACCTTAAAGCCCACTCCAACAGCCGTTGGATAAGCGTTAAGGAGCGCCTGCCAAAGGAAGACCAACTCGTGTTGGTTAGCCACTACGGGATGAGCTACAACGTTGACACGATTGCTGCAAACAAAGTCGGAGACTACGACACAGACGAGAATGGCTTTCGAACCTACCCATGTCAGTTTGATGGGAACGTGTATGGCGTTGATTACTGGATGCCGATTCCAATAACGCCAAAGGGCGAGCAAGAAATGCAGGTCCCAGGCGATAACGGACAGCCAAAGGCCAGCTTTAACACTGAGAGAGAAAGGTTGTTTTATCTGCTCGGCCAATGCGAGGGCGGTATCGAAGTCCTCAAATGGAAGAGCGTTGATAAGGAGCTGCCTAAGAAAGGAGAGAACGTAATTGTTGGCTTCGTTTATGATGATGGAAATGGCGGAAAGAATAAAGGCGTTTGCATAAGCCGAAGATTAACTGACGAGAGGCTTGAGAAAATGGTGTCGCTCGCCAATGATCCGTCTAATGGCTACCAAGCTAAGCCATCTGACTTCGTTGACGAGAATGGCTTTGAGCATAGACGCAACAAGATGGAACCGAACTACAAGGTTGAGTATTGGAAGCGTATTCCTAAGTTCCCGGAAGGAGGTGAGGTATGGTAGATTTTATCATTCCGTTCGCTTTCGGTGTATTAATAGGCGTTTTCTTTGGTGCCATGACCGTCTGTATGCTCGTTAATGCGCGTGATAACCTCGACGAAACGCAAGATGAGGAAGGAGATAAGCCATGCCAATAAGACCTGAAAACAAGGCACGCTATCCAAAGAACTGGAAGCAGATACGTGAGGCCATCCTAAAGCGTGCTAATAACCGTTGCGAGTTCTGCGGGCGTTTGAACCATTCGATAGTAAAGAACGACCAGGGAAAGATGATAAAGGTTGTGCTTACAATAGCCCACCTCAATCATACGCCCGAAGACTGCCGACCAGAAAACCTCCGTGCTCTCTGTCAGCGTTGTCACAATAAGTATGACGCACAGCATAGAGCCGAAACAAGAAGAAAGCATAAAAACAATAACAATGAATAAATTACAAAAGTTTGAGCCGGTATTCGTGAAAGGCGAGTTACCTTACAAGGAGAAGTTGGAACACGGCAAGCTGTACATCAGCAGAGAGTTCAGTTGCGCCACATACCTCTGCCCGTGCGGTTGTGGCAATCAGATCCACATCGCTTTCAATAAGTACCTGTGGAATATCATAGACAAGGACGGTAAGGTGACAATACGCCCCTCAATCTTAAGTGACAACCTGCCGTGCAAGAGTCACTATTTCATAACTGAGAACCATATCGACTGGGTATAGGAGCAAACGAAAAATGGATAAAGAAGAATTTATGAAGCTCGTTAACCGAGTTCACGAAAATGCTGTCCGTCATGGATGGCACGAGAAGAAACTGTCTGCCGACCATTGGCTGATGATGATTATTACCGAGATCTGCGAAATGGTTGAGGCAGACCGAAAAGGCAAACGTGCTAACAAAGATTGGTTCATTAAACGAATGAAGGAGCCTGGGGCTGATGATACTGATTTCATCTATGCTTTCAAGGCAAGCATCAAGGATTCGGTAGAGGATGAGCTAAGCGACATCTGTATCCGCATAATGGATATGGCTGGAGAGCTATACACGGCGGATGATTTCGTTGTAAAGTTGGTAGTATTTGATTGCAATCTGAAGTCCGACAAAGAAATCAAGGAAGCTCTCGATGGTAAGACGCTGACAGAAATCAGTATGCTTGCAGTCAAGCAACTCGTGTCAGAAAAGCGTGAGCCGTTGGATAACATTGCGATTGTCTTTCAGTGCCTGCACTCCATCGCAAGAATCCACGGAATTGACTTGGAGTGGCACATTAAGCAGAAGATGCACTACAACGAATTGCGCCCCTACCATCACGGAGGCAAGAAGTATTAACTGGCGATCAAGAAAAGGGCTGCGTGGAATAGCCGCGCGGTCCTTTTTCAGTGTAAAAGTTAAATATTTCCAGACCAAGGAAAAACCTGTTGCTTCGTTTGCGTAATTCAGTGAAATTCACTACCTTTACACTGTAATTAAGAAACATATAAAACATTAGAGTAATGAGAAAGTTGAGTACATCAGAGTTCAGTAAAGTCCTCTCACTTAATGAGGCTTTAAAGGAAAACGGTTACTATGCAGAGGTAGACAACGATATGAAGGTAAGGGCAATGTGCATCTACCTTGTTAAGGATGGTTGCCTTTATGACGACATCAGCCTTGACTGCGAATGTGGTGCTTGGGATGCAGAAAACTTGCAGGAAATGCAAGAACGAGGCTCCAAGCTCGCTAAACTGACAAAGGACTATTCTGAGATATTCGAGTATTACAAAGACCAAATCGCATAAAGCTATGAGTTGTAAAGATTGCATTGCGTTTCGCATTGCTCCTTTCTCGTATTAGTTAGTCAAAGTTAAATATCTGATATAGAGCCGATTATGTGAAAAATAATCGGCTTTTTCTTTGGTCAATCCACAAAAAATGACTACCTTTACTATTGTAAATAAGAAACATATAAAACAAGAGAATTATGAAGTTAATGACAGCAGAAGTCAAGAAGCGCTTGCAGAAGTACCCTCTCAGCTCACAAGACGGAGACGTGAAGTCGGCTGTATGCTCAGTAAAGTTTTTCCTTCCAGAAGGTGCCTGGACGTGGTACGTGACAGAAGCAAACCTCGAGACGGGTGAGCTTTTCGGAGTTGCGATCAATGGATATGGTGACGGTGAATTAGGTTACTTCACCCTACAAGAGCTCGAGTCCATCCGCAGCAGCATGGGCCTCTCGGTTGAACGAGACATCGTTTTCAAGCCTCGTAAGTTGCAGGACATCACAAGTGACGTTTACCTGCAAAAGTTCCTTGAATCATTCTAAGGGTCGGCTGTAGTGGGAGTTTCCCCTCCCAGTCTATAGATAAAGTTAAAACTTTGAGCGAAGGAAAAATAATTGAGTGAACGCTTGCGTAACTCAGTGAAATTCAGTACCTTTACACTTGTAAATAAGAAACATATTAAAGATTAAAGCAATGAAACAGATGAGTTTTTCGGAGTTCTGCCAGAAGATGGAGCAGTACAACATTGTCCCAGGTGACAACGAGCCTCTTAAAGGCGTGGTAGTATTCAAGGAGGAGTCTTTCAACGATCACTACTCGGAGACTTCAAGAAGCTACTCAGTGAACAGCAGAGCGAAGTATTTCAATGCGGAGATGGGCGGAAGCTCATTGTTCGGCTCCTGCCTCGACGGTAGCGATAGCTGCGTACGCCTTGATTGGTATATGCGTGGTGACAAGCCATGGCTGGTTGATTACTGCTACTTCACGAGCGAGTTCAAGAAGGGCGATAAGGTTAAGGTCGCCAAGAACGGTAAGGTAATTTGCGAGGGAACGGTGCTCAGCAAGGAAGTCCGCTTCACAGACTACTGCGTTGTTTACGACATTAGCTATCTGAAAGACGGACGTGAATGGATCCTCTGTCAGGTACCAGTTGAGAATATAGTCAAGCAAGTTGAACATAAATAATCGATTATGGAGTTTTTCAAAACAATGTTTCAGAGTCTGCACGATGGTGAGCAAGTGAACATCACCATCTGCAGAACCGGTCAGGAGCTGACCATGAGTTTAGTAACAGACCTCACCTCCTTAAAGGACAAAGGGGTTAAGGACAACATCAAGCCGTTGGTCCTCAGTGGTACACCGGATGACTTCGAGGCTAACTTCGAGGATGCGCTTAAGCCAGTGCTGAAGGAGAGCTCGTTCGTCTCCAATGTTAAGGAGTACGAGGAGAGCGTTGAGAAAGCCAAGGCTGAGTCAGACATGGAGAAGAAGAAGAAAGCCGAGGAGAAATCTCAAAAGGACGAGTTCAAGAAGCTCGTTGACCTCGCTCGCAAGAACAACGAGGCTCACAAGTTCAAGGACGCGAAGAAAGTCCTCGCCAAGGCTGCAGCGATTCCGATGGCTGATAAGAGCGTCATCAAGAAAGTTGAGCAGGAAATCGACCAGACCAGTGGCTTCGGCAGTATGTTCGGAGACGTTCAGGATTTGAGCGATGGTAAGGATACGGCCGATACCTCTAAGCCGGCTCCTTCAGAAGATAGTGAGGAAACCGAAGATGAAGAAACGGAGGATTAAGTATGGCATTGAATATAACTGGACTAAAGAGAGTGTTCAAGTATGGAAACAGAACCTTGGATGATCCTAACAAGAACATGACGCCGGATGAAGTTATGGCGTTCTACGCAGGAACCTACCCCGAGTTGACGACAAGCAACGTCCACGGACCTAAGATTGAGGGCAGCAAGGCTGTTTACGAGTTCAAGACCACTGTAGGAACGAAGGGATGAAAGAATGCGAGTCGCAGAAGCAACAGCAAGCGTTTTACAGAGCCCTCTACTCTGTTATAAAGAACGAGGAGAGAAGTCTGTACCACGTTTCGCCGGACACGTCAGAGCAAAGGCTGGTGCTAATGGCCAGCCCTTTGCTTTTCTGAACACCCATCTTGACAGCAGGCGAGTATCAGATAAAGAGCTTGAGCTCGCCTTTAACCTGGACCTCGGTGACAGCTATAAGGAAATGCTCGCTGGAGCCAACAAGCTGTTGGAGGAATTGGGAGAGAGCGAAAGAATCAGCCTGTCTCCCATTGCCTCAAACGGAGAGGCTATCAACGGCATGCTGAATAAGCTCGAGAGCGTCCTATCCAAGAAGCAGCTCAGTTTGGTGGTGCAGAGACGAGATCCTTATGACGAGGATTGCAAGAATTTGGATTTGGTTGTGTATTCCAATATGGACTGCTTCGATTTTACCGTGGTCGTCCTCTATTGTTCCCCTGCCTCCTATCTGAAAGACAAGGCAAGGGAGCTGTTTATGCGTTTCATGAGAACCATCAGCGAAGATATGAATATCAACTTTGGTGTTGGAGACAGCGAGAGTGGCTATCTTGAAATGTTAGGTATGGAAATGGAGGACTTGGACCCTCAGCTTGCCGGCTATCAGAAAGGCAACGAGTATTATGAGATTTTCGAGGAGATTAAAAACCTACCCTATACCTCGCCCGATAAGTTGAAAGTCGAAATCAGAGAGTTCAGAGATAGCTGTGAGTCCAGTCTTCTGGCCAACTTCATGCTTTGTCTTGAAAGAGGATTAGACGTAGCCAACCTCAACACCCAAGAGTTTTGCTTCGACCCGAGTAATGATGGTATATTTGACCGTGACGAGTCATCCTTAGACAGCCCAACGTTAACGGCAATCTTCTACAGCCCCGATGATGGTCTGACCGACGAGTATCTGAGCATCATCAACTCGGATGTTGAGTCGGGAATTGAAGCAACCGGCTGGAATTATGCGGTTCCGATTAGAGAGGACTGTATCACTAAGGAGAGTGTTAACCAGTTGTTCGAGTGCAAGGAACGTGGTAAGAGGTTCTTGGATTGGAATGATGAATTTATGAAATTTGTTAGTGACATAGAGAATGGAAAACTTTAAGGAATTGTTGAACACCGAGATTGTCCCTACCGATGCGCTTATTTTCTATCAGGGTAAAGTGAATGATGTGGAGACGAGTGATTTGGCGTATATAGAACATCGCTCCATCAAGGACGGTGCCATGGGAGCAGGAAAGCCGTTGAAACTCTCCACCATAGCGAGTCTGATGAAGACCGTGGATAAGTTCATCAAGGGCAATACCTCGTTTGTGTCTATCCATGGCAGAGTGCCGGAATGTTTGCTGTATGTGAGCTCCAACGTCGATAAGTATAAGATTGTTTGGTATCGCAAGCCGGAGAAGCGGATGATGTATTTCACAAAGGGTCTTGACATACCGAATGGAGAAATGTGGGTCCCAGGTTTGGTGTATTCCTCTGATGGCAGCAAGCTGAAAGTGTATGCTTTCAAGGGCTACAAGCCGAAGTCGATTCTATATCGTGCGCCTTTCTTCAACACTGGAGAGGATGGAGTTTGCTTAGGCAGTGCGAGAGTCAAGAAACCGAGTGAGCAAACTTTCGATAAGTGGATAGCTTATTGGGAGGAAATGTTTTGGAAGTCTGAGTTCGTCCATCTGCTTGGCGGCAACCCCATCAATGGCAACCTCGCGACCGTGACGAAGGAATGTATCGCCACTGGCAAGCAGTTCCCCACAGACGTGTTGATCAAGGCAAAGGTTAAACTTAATGATTTGTTGAAATGAAGAAGAAGCATTATGTTGCAAATTACATTCTATCGCCACAGCATCAGCTGACGGTAGATTTGGTAGGCTGCGGAGGCACCGGCTCACAGGTTCTCACCTCACTGGGCAGAATGAACTATGCGCTGCAAAGACTTGGGCATCCTGGACTGTTCGTAAAGGCGTACGATGGAGACATCATAACAGAAGCCAACTGCGGTAGGCAGCTATTCTCTGAGACTGAGATAGGGCTGAACAAAGCCGAGGTGCTGATAACGAAGCTCAATAGGTTCTTTGGCACTGATTGGGAGTGTGTACCTAAGATGTACGAGAAGGACAATACCACCTCCAACATCATCGTCAGTTGTGTTGATACGCTGAAATCGAGGAAAGAGATAGCCTCCGGCAAAGAGTACGGTGTTTCCTCCATCGATACCGATAGAGTTTACTACTGGCTGGACTTCGGCAACATGACAGACCGAGGGCAGGTTGTCCTTGGATCGTTTGGCAACAAGGTGAAGCAGCCGAATAGAGGAAAGGGATGCGTTTCACGATTGAAGGACGTTGATGAGGTGTTTGACCTCGATAAGGTTAATGAGAGAGAAAGCGGTCCCAGTTGCTCACTTGCCGAGGCTCTTAGCAAGCAGGATCTGTTTATCAACTCTACGCTTGCAAACGTAGGATGCGCCTTGCTTTGGAAGATGTTTACCATCGGAGTACTTGACACGCAGGGAGCTTTCCTCAATCTCGAGAACCTAACCCTCAACCCAATACGGATAAGTTAAACTTAGTTTAGATGGGAAAATAATTGGGGTAAAGTATTTGTCTTTCAATTATTTTTATTACCTTTACATAAGAAAACAAAGATAAATGAAAGTTTACACGTCATATTTCGCGAACGGCAAGAAGCTGAAGAAAGCCGGAGTTAAGATGGTAGGAGTAGCTTTATATCCTCCACAGTGGTATTACGGTTTATCTCTGAAAGAGCTGGCGCCGACCTACTCCATTCTGAACGAGCAGGATTTGGACGTTTATACAGCGCGGTATAAGAGAGAAGTCCTTGGTCGCCTCAATCCTAATGAGGTGCTGAGAAAGCTGCAGGAGGTCAGTGGCGGAAGAGACATTGCTCTCTGTTGCTTTGAGAAGCCGGACGATTTCTGCCATCGCCATCTTCTTGCAGACTGGCTCAATGAGAAGCTGAATCTCGGAGTTGAGGAGTTCGGCAAGAGCAAGGAGCCAAAGTACAAGCAGTTGAGTCTTTTCGATATGTAGGCATTAACCCGCCCCCTGTACGGTAGTGCAAAAGGCAGCAGGCGATGCCGTATAGAACGTGGAGTCCCATGCGCACGGGAGTTTCGGTCCGAATCCGAAGGCGGGTGCGCGATAATTTTAATTAGTTTTATGGCTTATTTATTCACATCAGAGTCCGTATCAGAAGGACACCCAGATAAGGTTGCGGATCAGATTTCCGACGCAATCTTAGACCAGTTCTTGGCGTATGACCCGAAGTCGCACGTCGCAGTTGAAACCCTTTGTACCACTGGCCAGGTGGTTCTCGCAGGAGAGGTAAGGAGCAAGGCTTATATCGACCTCCAAGCTGTAGCGAGAGAAGCAATCAGACGGATAGGCTACACGAAAGCCGAATACCAGTTTGATTGCGATTCTTGCGGTATCATCAATGCCATCCATGAACAGAGCGATGACATCAACCGTGGAGTTGAGACAGATGATGAAATGGAGCAAGGAGCCGGAGACCAAGGTATGATGTTCGGCTACGCTACGAACGAGACAGAGACGTATATGCCTACGCCCATCTATTTGGCAAACCTGCTGATGGAGGAACTTACTGCAATCAGAAAGGAAGGTAAGGTGATGACCTACCTCCGTCCCGATGCGAAGAGTCAGGTGACGGTTAAGTATTCAGATGATGGTACGCCATTGCACATTGACAATATCGTTATCTCCACCCAGCACGATGAGTTCGGCTCAGATGAGGCTATGCAGGAGCAGATCAAGAATGACGTTCGTACCATCCTCATCCCGAGAGTCCGTTCGAGAATCAAGGACAAGAACGTTCGGAACTTGCTTAGTGGTGACTTCGGGCTGTACGTCAACCCTACTGGAAAGTTCGTTATCGGTGGTCCTCATGGAGACACGGGGTTGACTGGCCGTAAGATTATCGTTGACACCTATGGCGGCCGTGGAGCGCACGGCGGTGGTGCTTTCTCCGGCAAGGACCCAAGTAAGGTTGACCGTTCTGCCGCTTATATGGCTCGCTGGATTGCCAAGAATATGGTTGCTGCAGGAGTTGCTGATGAAATGCTCGTTCAGCTTGCTTATGCCATTGGCGTTGCTCAGCCTGTCAGTGTGTACGTCAACACCTATGGAAAGAGCCACGTTGATAAGACTGACGGAGAGATTGCTGAGTACATCAGAAATTTCTTCGATTTGCGCCCGAAGTTCATTGAGCAAAGGTTCTCGCTGAGACAGCCTATGTACTTTGAGACAGCCTCCTACGGTCACTTTGGACGTGAGCCGAGGACGGTCACGAAGGTCTTTAAGAGCAAGTACAATCCCGAGAAGACTATGCAGGTGGATCTGTTCACTTGGGAGAAGACTGATATTGCAGACTATCTGAGAGAGACTTTTGGCTTGTAATCATTATGATTGGAAAGTATATTAAGAAAAGAGTTCAAGTTACGGCTGTTCAATGGGATGGCCGTAATTTTGATGAAATATCCAAGTTCTCGAATGGTGAGGTCTCGCTTCTTTCTGAGAATAGTGACAAACTTGTTATCCCCACCCTCGAAGGTGAAATGCACGCAAGAAAAGGAGACTATATCATCAAGGGGGTCCTCGGTGAGCTGTACCCTTGCAAGCCCGAAGCCTTTAAGAAGACCTACGATAAAGTGGAAGAGTAAAAATGGAAAAGATAGAAAGTTTCAAAGTTGACCACAAGAAGCTGCAGCGCGGCATCTATGTGTCAAGGAAGGATAGGACGCCATCGGGAGACATCATCACCACCTTCGACATAAGAGTGGAAAAGCCGAATGTAGATTATATGCTCCCAGAAGCAGCCCACACCATTGAGCATATTGGTGCCACATTCCTTAGAAATGATGATGAATGGAAAGACAGCATCATCTATTTTGGGCCGATGGGATGCCTCACTGGTTTCTATCTGATTGTGAAAGGTGACTACGACAGTGCTCAGATTTTGAATCTCATCCATCGTATGTTTGTGGCGGTCAGAGAATGGGATACAGATATACCTGGTGCTACTGAGGAAGAGTGTGGTAACGCTCATTTCCATTCGCTGAAAGAAGCAAGGAGCATAGCGAAGAGGTATCTGAATGTTCTCGACAATATCAAGCCAGAGAATATGAGCTACGACTAAATAGCATTCAGACACGAGTATAATGTTTTTGGTTTGTAATGTTGCTTGAGGTGGAGGGAGCGTGCCAGCCCTCTGCCTCTTTTTGTGTGGATGATTGCTAAAGTTTGTTAATGATATTTGTCTTTCAAATATATTTCGTATCTTTGCGAGTAGAAAAACCGGAGGTAGCTTAATGATAGAGCACTTAGCAAGGGGCTAAGGAGGTGGTAGAGCGAAACTGTCCCTCCGGACAAGAGAAACATTGTTTTTTCGTGTATGATTTTTGCGTCCCCAGGAAGTTTGTTTATTGGTCAGGTGCATTCTGATCAGCAGAAGTTTATCAAGCAGATAATGATAAACGCAAAAGCGCAGGGTTTCACAAGAATAGTCGAGCCGTGCGCTGGTTCTTTCGCCATGTCAAATTTAGCGGTTCAAGCAGGGTTCAAGCCTGATCAGATTGAAGCGAGCGACGTCACCCTCTATTCCTCAGTTTTCGGATATGCCATCATGGACAAGCCTTTGGATGATTTAGAGATACATATCGAGGGCTTTACAGATGAGGAATGCAAGGACCCAGCAACGGTGCTTTACGCTATGCTGTACCATAGGCTTCGCAAATCGGCTGGAAACGATTATGGCTACTCCATGCTGAGAGATATGGAGTTGAATAGAGTGAGCCACATTAAGGATTTCCAAACTTCACTCGACCATGCAAAGAAAATACTCCACGGCATCAATTATCGACCACTGGACTTGATAGACCATCTGAACGAAGTAAAGGATGACGAGAAGACGCTTATTGTTGCTCAGCTGCCGACTTACAAAGGAGGCTACGAGCAACAGTTCAATTTTGGAGATATGGTGACGTGGAAAGAGCCGAGCTACAACATCTTTGACCCAGAGACTGGAAGAAGAGACGTTATGGTTGACTTGATGGGAGACGCGAATGCGTTGATCCTCGCTTACGAGGAATGTAAGGTGGGAGAAACTGCTGGCTTCCCCATCTTCTGTCGGCATAACAGCCGTGGAGACTTCAACGTTTATCAGACCACGAATAAGCCGGAGGTTGCCCTCCAGTTATCCAATGGCACGATGATATCGAGGGCGAATGAGGATAAAACGCAAAAACTAAATTGTTCCATCATGCCGCTTGATTACGAGATAACAGAGAAGACCAAAATCGGAATCAAGAAGATTACAGCCTCCATCGCAAAATATTACCGCAACCTGTGGACTCACAATTTTCAAGGTGGTGGCGGTATGGTCAATCTCGACTTCGCTCTCTTTGCTGACGGTTTGCTTTGGGGAGTAATGGGAATAGCATTGCAGCCTCCTGCTTCCGTTGCTGGAGACCAAATGATGCTCATCTACGGTATCACTCCACAGCACGCGTATCTTAGACTTCACAGATTGATGGTAATGCTGAGTATGAGCAAGCCTCTCATTGCTCCATACGTTGCAGCAGATAAGATGAAGAATTACAAGTATATGCAAACTTCTATGATTACCAAGTATCCGGAGAGCAAGGAGATGCGCGGTGTTATGAAGTGCTACAATAAGGATAAGTCGAAGCTCGGTTATAAACTCCAGTATCGTGCTGAGCTAACCGACAAAAAGCCTTACGAGATATTGAAAGAATTTCTAAAGAAAGAGAAGCTATGGCAACAGAACAGACAGAAAAACCAAAAATAGACGGTGTTGAGTACCTTGTCGACATGGGCACTGGCATTGTCTTTTCAAAAGTTGATATATCCATCATCAAGGAGCAGGATAAGAACGCTCGCATTCAGCCAAACGAAATGATGAACCAACTGACTGAGAATATCAAGCATCGTGGTCAGCTGGAGTCCGTTCCGTTCTGCGTGTATTTCAATGGACGTGTTGAGATCATCAGTGGTCACCATAGGATAAGAGCCGCCAAAGCCGCCGGGCTGAAGTTCGTGTACGTCCTGCTTGACTTATCGGGTCTCAACCGTTCCCAAAAGGCAGCAAAGCAACTTGCCCATAATGCCATTGATGGATATGATGACAAGGACACGCTTCGGGAAATCGCTAAGATGATTACCGATGTTGATGATAAGATTGAGTCCTATGGCGGCAAGGATTTGTTCGAGGAGCCAAAGCTCACCATTGAGAAGTTGCTCGACCCGAAGACGGATTTCGATTGGCAGCAGATGGAGTTCCTTTTCCTGCCCTATCAGGTGAAGGATTTGGAAGCTCTCGTCAAGAAAGCAAGCGGCAGAGACTTCATCGGTGTCGCTTACATCGATCAGTATGAGAAATTGCTCCAGACTCTCGAGAAATTCAAGGAGTTTGAGAACGTAAAGAATATTGGCCAAGCCATCTATATGATGGTGAAATGTGCTGAGGAGAAAATGGCTGACGCAGATTTCGACTCCACGCAAGAGTATGTGCCACTCACGAGAGTGTTCGGTGCCGGTGCAATACCTGTTGAGGATGCTCAGAAAGTGAAAGAGGCTCTTGACAACATGGAGAAAGATGGCATCATTCCTCCGAAGAAACGTTGGTTAGGACTTGTAAAGGCGTTAGAGAAATATGGCAACAACGTATAATCCAAAGACTCATGACCATATTGTGTGGGCACTCGCCGTAGAAGGAAAGACAGACGAGCAGATAGCAGACATCCTTGGAATAACTGTAAGAACGTTCCATAGATGGAAAAAGAAATACAGCTCATTGTTGGACTCGCTGAAAGAGGGAAAATCCGTTGCAGACGCAAAGGTGACAAAGTCCCTCTATAATCGTGCTGTTGGTAATATCGTCATCAAGCATAAGAAGATTATTGTGGAGATGGACGAGAACGGCAATCAGAAACCAGCAAAGGTGGAGACCACTGAGGACCCGATACCGCCAGACACTACGGCTGCTATCTTTTGGCTGAAGAATCGTCGCCCGGACATTTGGCGTGACAGACAAGATGTGAAAGTTGATAGTGATGAATGGGTAAGTGCCCTCCAGTCCATGGTTGACGGATACGAGAAAGATGACCAAAAAGGAAAGGCAGGAGCTAATAAATAAGGCGGTCGAATATTGGAGAAAGGATTGGAATGCGTTTTGTAGAGATGTGCTTGGAGTAAGACTTGATAAAGAGCAGCAAGCCATCGTCGAGTCAGTCCAGAACAATAAGATGACCGCAGTGGCAAGTGGCACAGCAAGAGGTAAGGATTTCGTTGCAGCTTGCTGTGCTTTGTGTTTTCTATACCTCACCCCACGTTTCGAGAACGGAGTGATGGTAGAGAACACCAAGGTTGCTATGACTGCTCCTACGGACCGTCAGGTGAAGAATATTATGACGCCGGAGATCCGCAGACTCATTCGGTCGGCAAAGATGCGTTTCCCATTCTCCTGCCCTGGCCGTTTGGTTGGAAACGATATTCGTACTGATTACGAAGAATGGTTCCTCACTGGCTTCAAGGCTGATGATGACAACACAGAGGCGTGGTCGGGTCTCCATGCTTCCAACATTATGTTCGTTGTGACCGAGGCAACGGGTATCTCACAGACCATCTATGACGCTATCGAGGGCAACTTGCAGAACAATTCGAGGTTGCTTCTTGTGTTCAACCCGAACGTTACCATAGGATATGCGGCCAACGCTATGCGCTCCACTCGTTTCAATAAGTTTAGACTTGACAGTCTGAACGCAGAGAATGTTGTGAAGAAAAAAGTCGTCATCAAGGGCCAGGTGGACTATGAGTGGGTAAAGGATAAGGTCGAGACGTGGTGCGAGAAAATAGAGCCGTCAGATTATGACGAGGGACAAGGAGACTTCAAATGGGAAGGAGGCGTGTATCGTCCGGATGATCTGTTCCGAGTGAAAGTGCGAGGTATGTTCCCGAGAGTATCTGAGGACGTCCTCATCCCATACGAGTGGGTTGAGCTTGCCAACGAGAGGTGGAAAGTGCTTCATGCTCAGAACTTCAAGCCGAGAAAGTCTGCAAGGCTCGGTGTCGATGTTGCTGGTATGGGTCGAGACTCATCCGTTCTCTGTCCTCGCTACGGCAACTACATTCCGGAGTTCAAGGTGCACCAATCGGGAGGAAAGGCAGACCACATGCTGGTCGCTGGCATGGTGAGAGTATATCTCTATAATAGCAAGGCGCGTGCTTTCATAGATACCATCGGAGAGGGAGCTGGAGTCTATTCCAGGTTGATAGAGCTTGGCTGCGATAACGCCATCTCTTGTAAGTTCTCTGAGAGCGCAGCCAATCTGCATGACCTCACTGGGCAATACGAGTTTGCTAATATGCGAGCCTATCTCCACTGGAAAATGAGAGAGTGGCTTAACCCGAAGAATAATTTCCAGCCGGCGGTGCCTCCCGATGATCAGTTTATGGAGGAGGTCACGTCCACGAAATGGAAGTTCCAAAGCAATGGCAAGATTATCATAGAGTCCAAGGATGACATAAAGGAGAAGATAAAGCGCTCACCAGATAAGATGGATGCTGTGGCCAACACGTTCTACCCATACTCCACCAATGAGCGTGAGTTACAACAGATAGCGAATGACGCTTTATAATGCAAAAACTTCTAAATTGTTTAGGTCGATTGAGATAATATATTTATCTTTGCAATGTTTCTTATTTACAGTTGGGCGATGCCTTCATTGCTTTTGGCTAACCCACTTGTAGATGGTGTGCTGGTTTGCTTGTGAAAGTAGCCAGCACATTTTTTTTCTCTATGAGTACGAGTTAAACATTGTTTAGGCAAGGAAATAAACGGCTCCCAGTTTGCGTAATACGCTGAATATTACTAACTTTACATACGTAAATAAGAAACATATTAAAGTTAAAAGCAATAGGAGGCTAAGTATGAAAACAGATTTAGTTATCGAGAAGTTCTGCGATCTTATGATTGAGCGCATGAAAGCTGTAGGCACAGACTGGAAGCAGCCTTGGGTGACATCATCATTCGGCGGCTCTCCGATGAACATAAACGGTGGTCACTATTCGGGCATGAACGATTTTTTCCTGCTGGTGAACACGATGATGAATAAGTTTGAGTTGCCGGTGTATGCTACCATCAAGCAAATCAACAAGTTGGGTGGCCGTGTGAACAAAGGCTCCAAGTCGTTCCCCGTAGTGTTTTGGAAAGCGAGCTACAAGAACGAGGATGGCAAGCGAGTTGACGAGGAAGATTATGAGGCTATGGGAAGAGACGAGCAGAAGAAGTACAGTTATTCTCCGTTCCTTAAGAGCTACCTCGTGTTCAATCTCGACCAGACCAATTTGGCAGAGGCTGCGCCAAAGAAAGTGGAGAAACTGAAAGGTCAGTTCACCAAGCGAGAGATTGCCAAGGACACATTCGGAATGTATGAGAATGCTGAAATTGACGATATGCTGGCGATGCAGCGTTGGTACTGCCCAATCAAGTACCAGGAGTTGTCGGATGAGGCTTATTACAAGTGCCGCTCATTCGAGATTGTGGTCCCGATGAAGACTCAGTTCAAGGTCGGAGACACAGAGCAGGAGGTTTACCTGTCCGGTCAGAGGTTCTACGATACGCTCATCCACGAGATGGCTCACAGCACTGGCCATGAGAGTTTGCTGAAAAGAATCGGCGGTGGCAAGTATTCGCAAGCAGAGTACGCAAAGGAAGAGCTCGTGGCAGAGCTTACTGCAGCACTTTGTGGATCAGTGTTAGGCTTCGACGCTTGCATCAGAGACGATAACGCCAAGTATCTTGAAGGCTGGTGCAAGGTTCTGAAGAAAGAGCCTAACTTCATCGTATCGGTAATGTCGGACGTTTCCAAGGCATCCAAGCTGATACTCGAGAAGATTGGAGTTGGTGTTGAAGTTAAGCAGGAAGCATAATGGAGACAAAGACTTCAAAGGCGGTAGCTTATATGAGAAGTGGGGAGTGGCAAAAAGCCCTCTCCATCTTCAAGACGTTTAGGATAGGGTTCACGAAGGAGGAACGCAGATCCATACAGATTGCGAGCGAGGTGCTGAATGGAAATGGAGACTTCTATCGTCAGATAGGTATCGATACCAGGCTGGAATTGGAAAAGGCAAAGACCTTGCTTCTTGAACGCTATCCACGTTAAGTTTCTTTAGTTTTTAGAATGAAAAATAATTGGGTGTCTGTTTGCGTAACCAAGTGAAAATCACTACCTTTACATATGTAAATAAGAAACAAATTAATCATCTTAAAGGTTAGAAGCAATGGAAAAAGCTAAGGAAATCGAGTTGTTGAAGTCGTTGAAGTCTGACAGCTATTTGGTAGACGAGTTTGGAACTGAGACCATCGATAAGATGTGCGAGAATATCAAGAATGACTTCCCGGTGATGTTGGGAACGCCCTACATGAAGGCTATGGAAGATAAGAAAGCGGCCCTCAACAAGAAGGTGGCTAAGCTGGAGTCAGATATTGAAGCTCTCGCAGCAGATTACCAGAACCAAAAGCGTGAGTTCGCTGAGCAAGTCCTCGTAGCTCATCACAAAGGGAACCTCGAGGCTGTGATCGAGCAGGAGTTTGATTACGCTTTCATCATCAAGACGAAGCGGGCTAACGGTATCGCTCTCTCAGACGAGGAGATAGACTGGATGGTAAACAAGCTGTAAGATATAGGGCGAGTGCGGTTGAAGCCGCCACCTGTGGTTGCGAGTACCACACGCCCACAAACGCATCATTAGCGTCAGGTAGAGTTATCCGCATTTTCGGTTGAGCCTTTGAAGTTGCTCTCTACCTCAGAAACAAAAAAAGGAACTTGAAAGAGTGAGGGTTTCCTGGTTGTCCCTATCAAGCGGCACTGGCACGGCGAAATGTGTAAGAAATATGGCCCACTACCATAAATGTGAGATTCGGATGTTACCGATGTAAAATAAGGAAACACGTTGAGGGCTAACGTTAAGACTGGGCGGCACACCGAGAACCCGTTGGGCGACAACGCTAAGCGCATTTTTTTCTTTCCTCCAGTTGCAGGAAAGGTTGAAAAATGAGTTAAGTTTTTTTAGCTTTTAGAGAAGGAAATAAAAGTCCAAAAGATTGCGTAACTCAGTGAAATTCAGTACCTTTACATATGTAAATAAGAAACATCAATAAAGCGTATGACTAAGAAAGGATTAGTAGCTGTAGAGGAGAAGTATTACACTTCTTGCAAGCAAATGTGTGTGGACTCCATCACCAGTCAGAAGGTTAAGAGTCCGGAGACGTATCAGAAAATTATTGACTCTCTGAATGGTTTATCTAATGATGAGGTGAAGCAATATGCCATCACCTTAAAGATGACTCCAGCCGAGGTAAAGGCTATGAACAATGGCACCGTTAAGGCTCTCGAGGAAGTCCTTAATACTTACTCGGAATACTTCTTGAAGTGTACGAAGGACGCAATCGAGAAACAGAAAGCGGCTGAGGAAGCTAAGTATAAGGCTGAGCAGGCTGAGAAAGAAGCTAACCGTAAGAAGAATCCGGTGTACTACATAGGCAATGGCGGTGGTGGAGATTGCTTTGATTACCTCGGCTGGGACTCCATCTGCCATCGGTTGGTAAAGGTGTTCGTTGATTGGGATAGCGGTCATGGAAACGAGATGCTCCCATGTTGGGAGGATAACGACATCAGTAAGATGCCGGACAGTTGTGCTGAGGACTTTAAGAAGTTTTCGGCTGAGTATTTCTCCAAGAACGTGTCTTGTCCGTCGATGTTCTTTGGTAAGTTCGACTGCAAGGTTTCCATTCCTTGTAAGGTGACCACTGGTCGAAAGTTCCGTGGTGAGGGTAACCTGGTAGGCTACAAGCAGAAGAATTTCAGAGATTGGAGTGGCTACGTCCACACCAGTAAGACAGCTCTCATTGAAGACAAGGATGGCAATGTGCAGGAGGCAGTCTTTGAGAGAGTGGAGATCTCTACAGATACTGAGACCGAGATAGTGAAGCGAGGAATCATGAATATGACTGTTGGTCAGATAGCACGGACCTATGGAACCTATCTGTGGCATTTCGGGAAGTATAAGGATATGGCATACCCCTCCATCATCGAGGCGGCTTTCAAGGATTTGAACGAGGAATAACTGAACATCAAAGCATAAGGACTATGGAAGAAGAAGTAATCAAAGTGTGGTGCAGAGGCTCGAAGGAAAACCCAGATGGAGTTTTGAAGGCTCTGCAGAATGAGGGGTTAGTGCTAACCAAGGGCAGCATCCTTGACTATGACAGAAGACCGTTCGCCAATCCGAGCAATATCTTTCGGTCGATGAATGACGCCTACGGGCACCCGAACCATATTGGCTACCATCCGGACTATGAGCTGGAGACGAACCTTATCATCCGTGGAGTCACAAAAGGGTGGCGGCAGGTGAAACCGATTGCTGTTGATAAGCTCGACAGAGAGAAGGATGCTATGAGGAAGTACATTATGTTCACGTTCAACTATCCGTCTTACTGGATTGACAAGGTGTTTGCAGGAACTGGCTTGGAACACCACCTTTGGCAGAAGTTCGAGACGTGCGGGCGTGATTTCAATGTGTTTTTCACGGAGCTTGACAGAGAACTCCAGAACAAAATGCTGACATGGATAATGGAGAATTATAGAGGTTAACTCTATCAACCAAAAAATAGTTTTTTCTGCAGCGGCAGTTTCTTATTTACTTTTGAAGGCAAAAGTCAGGAGAAAGTACAAAATGTTTCGTTGGCGGCAAAAAAGTTGCTAAAAACATTTGTCTTTCAAATACTTTTGCCTATCTTTGTGCAAAATAAAAAGCATAAAGATGGAAGATATTAATGATATTCTTAGCTTAGATAGGCCGATTATAGACCGCATCAGCTCACTGAAAGAAAAATCCGTCACCGTTCCATCATGGCCGGTGCTATTGCAGGACTACGAGCCGAAGTTTCACCACATTCTTACAGACAAGCAAAGGCTGGAAGATAAGATCAGAAGCGATGGAGTCAAAGAGCCATCGGCAAGAATAACCGTAGGTTTGGAGAAACTTATCTCCAAGCGTATTACTGAGTTCACGTTTTCCATACCAGTCAAGCGAGTGTATTCCAACATTGACGGTAATGAGACCCGCCAGCAGATTGCCGCAGCTATCGAGAAGATTTATAAGTATGCTCATATCGACAGCGAGAACATCAAGCGTGGGCTTGCTTACTATGCGTCTTGCGAGATATTCACCTTGTGGTATGTCGTGGAGAAGCCCAATGACCTCTATGGCTTTCCGTCGAAGTATAAGCTGAAGTGCAAGACTTTCTCTCCCATGGACGGCGTGAAGCTGTATCCGTTGCTTGACGAGCTTGGCGATATGATAGGAATGTCCTATGAGTACAAGCGTAAGGTTAAGGACACAGAGTACACATTCTTCGAGACGTTCTCTGAGAACAAGCATTTCAAGTGGAAGAATGATGGAAACGAGGGTGGATGGGTCGATGAGACTCCGGAAGGAGGTGAGGACGTCATCATTTTGAAGATTCCAGGTGTGTATAATTGGCGCCCTCGGCCAGTCTATGATGGCCTTTCTGTGTTGCGTGAGGAGATTGAATATGGCTTATCGAGAGAGAGCAATATCTTGGCGTATAACGCTTCGCCTATCCTTGCTGTTACTGGAGCATTGCAGGGCAACGAGAAGAAAGGCGAGACAAAGCGTGTTTGGAAGCTCTCCAATGGCGGTAAGATTGAGTACGTTTCTTGGAATCAGGCGATAGATGCTTTGAAGTACCAGGTTGATACGCTGTTGAAGCTGTTTTTCATGCAGTCGCAAATGCCGGACATCAGTTTCGAGAATATGAAAGCGCTCGGCAATATCGGGTACGATGCGAGAATGACTATGTTGATGGATGCCCATCTAAGAATCGGTGATGAGTCGGGTCCATGGCTGGAGTTCTTTGAGCGAGAGAATAATGTTGTCAAGGCGTTCTTGAAAGTGATGAATGTGAAGTGGGCAAAAGAGGTCGATAACGTGGATATCGAGAACGTCATCACTCCATTCATTCAGAACGATAAGAAAGGACTCATCGAAACGCTGACTGCCGGCAATGGCGGTAAGGCTGTTATGAGTCAGCTTGACTCCATCAAGGCATTTGGAGAAAGCGATGATCCGGAAGAGACGCTGAAGCAGATTCAGCAAGAGGAGGCGTCGTCCACTGCTACGAGAATGAATAATGTCTTTGATGAAGGAGCCGAGTAGTATGGACGTTTCAGAGATTAGAGACAAGAAATTCCTGCTGGAGAAAAGTATTTCCGAACAGCTCCATCAGTTTGAGGACGAGACTGGATTACCTGTCTCGTCCATCGAGTTTGTCCGTAGAGAGTGCACAAACGAGTTCGGAATGGTCGTGAGTATTTGTTACGCAGTAGAATCAAAGGTAGAGATATGATCAAGAAATTAGGTTATCTCCTTATCAAAGCAGGAGAGCGCATTTTGGGCGAGGAAAAGGCACTGTACGGCTACGATGTTAAGAAAGTTGGCATTGGCCTTACTTATACTAAGAAAGACCGTACAAAGTGGCAAAAGGAGTATAAAATGTCTCAACGGGTAGCAAATAAAGCTATCCTAAAAGACACCAAGAACCGCGTCGCCCTGGCAATATTCAGAGCGCTGAAATCTCATATCGAGTACAAGGTAAGACGCTCAGGCGATGTTACCGTTGTCGAGGGTAGCTTAAATATGTATATCCATGGTGACGAAAAGACGGAAGGTAAGTAGTCCTCAGCCCAAACATTTCGGGCATTGTCGTGATTGCGAGAATGCCTACGACTATCACTCCATGAGTCTTAAAGGAGAGCCGATTTTGTGTCGGTGCAAGTTTGCTGAATACTGCAAGCTGCTCTCCATGGATGGTTGCTCAGACAAATTCAAAATGAGAAGAAATGGTCAAACCCAGAACACCTAACCAGCAAAAGGCATACGCTGCGCTACGGAGTAGGATAAACAAATACTCCATCATGGTGCAGCAAATTTACGATATGCTGAATTTGGAAGCGTCGCAAATCGCTCTAAGGACTGATTACGATGGGTCCCAAGCCACGCCGTTTTCGTTCTCGGATTATCCTCAGACCGCAGACGCTGTGAATAAGCTGAGAAGTGCGTTTGTCAGCAATATCCGAGCCGTCATATACACTGGCACATCGCAGGAATGGAAGGAGAGCAACTTGCTCCAAGACCTGCTTGTGAATAAGATGCTGAAGTATTATGGCAGTAAAGCCGGAGGCAAGAAGCATAAGGTCTATTACGACCCGAACAGCGACGCGCTGAAAGCATTCCAAAGAAGGAGGGATAAAGGAATGAACCTCTCTGAAAAACTTTGGAAGCAGTCAGGCGAGTATAAGACTGAGCTTGAAAATGCTTTGTCGAGTGGCATTGAGAAAGGAATTAGTGCTGTTACCCTCAGTAAGCGTCTGAGCAAATATCTTCAGAACTTCGAGAGTCTTAAGAAAGACTATAAGGAGAAGTATGGCAAGGCAACCGATTGCCATAACTGTGAGTATAACTCCATTCGACTTGCCCGGACGGAGATCAATATGGCTTACAGAACAGCAGAGCAGGAGCGTTGGAAGAAACTGGATTTTGTGGTAGGTTACCGCATAAAGCTCAGCAAGTCCCATCCTCGGCCGGACATCTGTGACGACCTGCAAGGCGTTTACCCGAAAGATTTCAAGTTCACGGGTTGGCACCCTAATTGCTTTTGTTACTGCATCCCAGTGCTCAAAACGGAAGAAGAGTTTTGGAGTGATAGCACTACAAGCGTCAACGCTCCCAAAGGCTATCCAAGGAGGTTTTCCCAATGGCTGGTCAAGAACGAGGATACCATCAAAGCCTCGGAGAGAAAGGGCACCCTCCCATATTTCCTTAGAGACAACAATAAGGTGTATAAGGAAGAGATGGAGAAGGAGAAATTGAGAACGTTCCTCGTGTCGAAAGAGCTTGTTGAGGAGCTTCATTCGCTCAACTTCAACCGATTTGACGCTGATAGGTATAACCATTCAGCTATGAAAGGCTTCAACCTCAAAGGCTTCGATGAGAGTATGGAGAAGATTGGAGACAAGCACGAGATTTATTGGAGTGGAAAGACCATTTCGTTCTTGGATAACGGTTCAGTCTCCATAAATTATAAAGGGCTGAGTTCTGATGACGAAGACGTTGAACTGAACAGAGTCTTTTTTAAGGAGGGCAATCGTATTATTGTCGACCACGCGCTGTTTGACCTCCCAGAGGAGTTGCAGGGGAAGGGAATTTCAAAAGCCATCTTCAGAAGCCTGTTTTCTGAGTATGAGAATATGGGTGTTGATGAAGTAAGGGTGAAAGCCAATATCGATGTCGGAGGCTATTGCTGGGCCAAATATGGTTTCTGTGCTAAGACCTCAGAGATTCAAGACCTTGTTAAAAGGCGTTTCGAGGATAAAGTGATAACAAAGGAGCAATATGATATTGCAATCTCCAGGTTGAAAAAGATGGGCGATGTGACGCCAATGAATTACCTTGCATCTTTGGACTTTGGAAAGGAAATGCTTCTTGGAACTCACTGGAACGGTTTTCTGCGGCTTAATGATCTGCCCCAGTTGAATTATCTCCACGATTATGTTGGATTATCCGAAGTAGATTAGTATCTTTGCATTATGGAACACGAATTGAAGGAAGAACTGACCACGAAGATGCATTCCGAATTCACGGTTAGTGCAGAAACAGAGATTAAGCATCGTGCAGGATGCGTTTGGGGTATGCTTTATCGTGAGCAGATGACGAACGACAAGATTCAGCTCTTATACGAGTGCAAGCTGTACGGAATATCCGTAGAGCAAGCTATGAAGTACAAAGCGTTTTGGATGAGCAAGTACAAGTAAGAGAATGGCATTCAAGCAGAGACTTGGGTGCCATTTCTCGTTAAGTTATTTTAGTTCTCGAGAAGGAAAATAATCGGCACTTTGTTTGCATAAATCGGTGAAAATCACTACCTTTACACTTGTAAATAAGAAACATTATAAACACCAAAAGCAATGGAAAAGCAAGTGAAAGTCGTCAGAACAGTCTCCCACCTCAACAATGAGACCCATAAGATGGAGGAGACAGAGGTATCGGTCGTCAAGTCTTTCGGAACTGTGAGAGACGCTATTGATTACCTTATGAGCGTTGGCCACAGAGCCTTTGTTAAGGGCCTCGGCAAAATCATCTATCGTAGCGATAAGAATTACGGGATTTGCAGCGTATCGTTCAAGAAGAGCGAGACGGTTGCTATGAAGTTCGAGATGGATTATCCTTGGAAGTAGTAAATAAGAAACGTATAAAGTTAAAAGCAATGGAAACAAAAGAGTTACTGCAAATCAAGCAGACCAGTTCCGACTCTATGGCCAACAAGCTGTTCGCGTTCATAGACGCTGGTCAGTACATCAACAGCCGTAAGGTAAAGCAGCAGATCCGTTCCCTCAATAAGCGAATGAACACCGTCAAGTGCGGTGCAGAATTGTTCGCTAAGGACCTGGCAGAGGTTGAGAAGGTAGAAAGAGTAATCGCAAAACTCAACGGCCAGAAAGACGGAATCGAGAGAGCTATGAAGTATGCAGAAACAAAGAACCGTTTAATCTGTTTGTAAGCTATGGGAGAGTACGCAATTAGAAAGAGTGACAGACAGCGTGTCAAGATAGGCACCTGCGAGAGTATGTATTACTGCCGTTATGAGCAGTTGATGGACATCCTTTACAATGGAAGTCCTCTGAATTGCTATTGGCGCATCTCTACGCCGGACGAGGACGGAATAGAGGTTGGAGACTTCACCACTCCGAGTCCTATAGGTCAGAGTGAGTTCATCCCCAATATGCTCCGTGTCAACGTCTACAAGCTGAAAGCTGAGGATATAGAAGACATGATGAAGTGTGGCACCATGCAGCTAAAAAGCGAAGAAATGGGATTGCTTGTTAACGTCCGTTGCCCTCACGGCCTTCCGCTTGATAAGCAATTCGGTAAGCCAAGCGGGAAGGGATTTTTGGTGAACTATGGCTATAATGGTCTGAGAGACACCCTCTATGTGTGCGGAGTCAAGAACACCGAGACCGAGTTGAAGGTGCTCATTGAGTGCAGGTGCTGTGGCGAGATGTGGAGTTTCTTGTTCCAGGACGCTGAGCCATTGATCAGCTCTCTTTGGCTGAAGCTGAGACTGCTCCACCAATGCTCTGAGTACCATTACGAGCATAGCTCCGAGAAAGCCAATATGGTCGTTGAGGCTATGAAGCGTAATGGCGGTCGTATCTCCATCAGTGAGACGGTGAGCCGGACATGGATTGTCAAATCTGACGGCTATACGATGGTAAGCGGGAAGTGGGAGCTGTGTCGTGACGTCTTCATCCACAATCTACCGAGGAAGGAGGATATCAAGGTGTTCGATGGATCAGAGGAGTCGATAACGGCAGCGTGGTGCTATGATATGCTGATGCGGTACGATGAGGACTATTGCTCCAAGGAGCTGGAGAGAATAGCCAAGTACAAGCAGGAGCACAATTTCGATTAGGCAATTTTTCATTGCTCATATATGTTTCTTAGGGGCTGGCGGTTTCCATACCGTCGGCTCCTTTTTCGTTATGCGTAGCGCAGAATGTATAACGATTGTTAAATCTTCATTAAAGTATTTGTCTTTCAAATATATTTTGTATTTTTGCGATGCGTAGTAAGACGTGCGCAACAGAACTTAGTTGAAACATTGCTCTTGCTATATGGTTCTGAGAAAGTCTGTTCGCATACGACTGCGATAACTCACATTAAACCATAATAGTAATGAACAAACATTTTCAAAAAGTTCTGAAGAAGCTGAAAACGAGTAAGGATGTTAAGGCGCTCGGTTTCAGTCGTAGTGAGATTAAGGGTATCGCTGCTAAGATTGCCGATAACCTTGATGTCGAAGATGATGCCTCCGACGAGGACGTTGACGGTGCCATTGATGAAGCCATCGAAAAGGCAACGGAACTCCTCAAGTACGGACAGATTTCCGCACAGCGTACTATTGCCAAGTATCGGCAAGAGCACGACCAAGACGAAGACGACGATGATGACGATGAGCCGGACGACTCCGCTAACGGTGATGACGATCCCGATGGCGATGAAGGAAAGGCAGGCCGTAAGAAGAATGGTCAGCAACGTCGCGCCAAATCCAAGAAGGAAAATGATGATGACAAGGACGCTACTCCGGCGTGGGCAAAGAGTTTGGCTGATTCTGTGAATAAGCTGAGCGATGAGGTTTCCAGACTGAAGCAGGGAAATGTCTCGAATGGCCGCAGAGCCAAACTGCAAGCCATCCTCAAAGACACCGGTAAATTCGGCGAGAGACGATTGAGAGAGTTTGACAGAATTGCCAGCACTTTCAAGTCTGATGACGATTTCCAGGACTATCTTGACGAGGTGACCGAGGATTTGGAGTCGTACAATCAGGAGCGAGCAGATGCTGGTCTGAAGAAGCTCGGACCTTCCGAGGCAGGAACGGCTGGCACCCACAAGAAAGATGACTCCGATGGGGACGACAAACCCAAACAGTTAACTGATAAGGAACTTGACGATTTGGCCGATCAGTTCTAAACCATCTTAAAAGACAACAAAAATGAGTGTAGTAGATGTTGGTACAAAGGCGGCATTTGGCTTCGGTAACGACCATGTGGTTATCCGCCATTATACCGCAGGCATCAAAGGTGGCAAAGTGCTCAATGTTGATAATTACAAGCAGGAGTTTATCCGCGCCGGCCATGTGATTATCAAGAACACTACCACTGGGGAGTATCTGCCCATGCCAGTGAATGAGGCTGGCGACGCGTATGAGTCGCTGCCTGAGAATTGTGTATATGTAGGCGTTGCGGTAAGCACTGTGCCCACCGCTGAGCCTTTCGTAGCTATAATGTATGCTGGCGAAGTGAATGACGTAGCAAGCCCTTACGCTGTAGATTCCATCAAGGACGCTATCGTGAAGGCCGTACCTACGCTTCGTTTCGACCATGACGAGTAACCGCTTCAATCTTCAATTAGGTAATTATGAAAGAATCTTTGTTTTTGAAATGGGTCGCTTCGTTTTTCCCTCTGTTGACCACTCTCATTGAGAAAATCAACGGAAAGAGAAACGGCACGCTGACTTATCTGCATAAGGATACAACTATCCTTAAGAAAGTGTTTTCTCCGGACAACAAGTGGGAGTCCACAAGTGTGAACACTACCTACGTATCTGCAGATTTCGTAGCCATGGACTCCGAGTTGCCCATCAAGTCTCGTGACAGCATTGCTTCGGCTAATGGCAAGCTGCCTAAGTCTGCCATCTCCAAGAAGCTGAAAGAGTCTGATATTACTCAGCTCAACATCATGGAGAAGCAGGGAGGCAACGCAGCCCGTATCCGAAAGAAACTTGCTGACGACCCTGTGGCTTGTAATGTCGGTCTCGACGAGCTCATGGAGTATTCGTTCCTCTTTGGTCTCTGCGAGGGCTATGTCGCAATGCCGGATGCTGATAAGGAAGGCAGTCTGATGCGCCTTAACTATGGCTACCTTGCTGCAAACACCTTTGGCGCAACTACAAAGGGTGTTATCTCTCTCTCCGATATCAAGCGTGTTATTTCCACTGCCGACTCTCGTGACCAGAACACCGTCATCAAGGTTTGGATTTCCAAGACTACCTATGATGCACTGCGTCAGACACGTGAGGCTCGTGAGCTCGTTGCAGGTTATAATGGTCAGTCCTACACTGAGGACACCACGCTGCCGGTTCCTACAGCAAAGCGTTTCAATGAGGCATTCACCGATGACACTGGTGCAACGTTCCAGGTAATCAACCGTACCGTTCTGTTCGAGAAGAATGGCAAGAAGACCTCTAAGAAGCCTTGGAACAACAACCGTATCATCTTCGAGTGCAATGAGCAGGTTGGCTCCTTCGTTTATGGTCAGCTTGCTGAGGCTACCAATCACGTCGATGGCGTGACCTACAGCCTTATTGACGACTATAAGCTGATTTCTGAGTACTCTCTGACCAATCCTCTCCGTGAGGTTACTGGCGGTCAGGCTTTGGCAGCACCTGTCATCGAAGACGTTGACCAGGTGTATGTGCTTGACCTCACTCTCTCTGAGGAGGTTGACGAGACTGCTGAGAAGGCTGATACTTCCGACACCTATATCACGGTATGGGGCAAGAAGTACACAAAGGCTGACGTGATCAAGCAGCTTGCTGCCATTACTGGCAACCGTGTTGCTTCTAACATTGGCGATGATACGCTGATTAGTAAGATTAACGAACTGAGCGAGGAGGATGAGGAAACTCTGAAGAATGCCCTCACTCCAGCATCCTAAACGTAACAGAGAATGAAGACAGTATTGCAAGCACTGAGAGACGAGGTTCATTATCCTATCCCAGTAGGGTATATTGAGAACATCCTCATCAAACGAGAACTTGATGGCACCAAGGACGTCGATAAGCCTACCATGGATAGCGATGCCTACAAGGGTGCTGTTGCGGACTGTCTTTATTCTCTCGTGGGAGCGATTCAGTTTTCCGAGTCGGACAAGAGCATTGGAACGCTCACGGACGAGCAAAGAAAGCTGATACTGAAGAGAGCTAACAAACTATACGGTGAGATTGGCGAGCCTACGTTTGACGATGGTGAGCCGACGGTAACAATACTCGATTAATATGGCTGTCTTGGATTTTGCGCCACACCTCCTATCCTATTGCATCAGCAGCAAAGGCTATACCGATGAAAACGGTGACTACCACAAAGGCGGTACCGAATGGGTAGATAACTACTGCAGGTGCGATGTGGTTCCATCGGGCAAGGAGAATGTGATAACGTATGACGATGGAACGTCAGGCTATTACGAGTACACCGTGTATAATCTCCCTCCAGACTGCCGTGAGTTCAAGCGAGGCGATAAGATAAAAATTGCTTTCTTTGGCTCAGACGAGAAGGAGTTTGAGGTTAAGGGATTTCACCGTTACCAGCATCAATGTAAAATTTGGATCTGATGGAGATAAAGATGGTAACTCCGAAAGAGGCAGTAGATGCTTTCTTAAAGCTGGCGGCACAAATTCTCAATGACGAGATTTTCGGCGCTTTAGCATATATGGGAGAGACCGCCTTAACCAAAATCAGAGACAGAAGCAGCAAAGAGAGCTGGATAGACCATACCGGGAACCTCCGTAGCTCCGTAGGATATTCCATCTACAATCACGGCAAGACGCTCATGCAGTCCGCTTTTGCTGTAGTAAGGGAAGGAACCGAAGGGAAGAGCGAGGGTAGAAAGATGGTCGAGGAGTTAGCCTCCAAGTATTCCAACACCTATGCGTTGGTGGTGGTCGCTGCCATGAGTTATGCAGATTACGTTGAGGCTCTTAAAAACAAAGATGTGCTTGCATCGACTGAAACCTGGGCAAGGGGGAAAGTTGATGAGTATATCCAAAAAGCCGTAGATAAGGCAACGAAAAAGATAAATTCCATCCAGATATGAAAACCGAGTACGCGATAAAAACGGATATCTACAACTACTTGATGAAGTCCGAGCTGGTCAATGAGGTTACTGGCTTGCTGAAGAAGACGAGCAGGCCCAAGAACTCGACCAAGGAGGACATCATCATCTCAGTGCTATCCAACGTGAACGGACAAAATCAAGAAGCCGTTGTAAACGTGAATATCTACGTTGAGGACAATATTATCGATGGGCAGGCGGAAGAAGATTCTGCAAGAATTGGTGAGCTGTCTGAACTTGCTTCCTCCATACTGGAGTCATTCACTGTAGGAGGGGCGGTAGTCTATCTCGAGCAACAGAAAGTCTATGAGGCTGAGGGTATCGATTGGCACGTCATAAACAACAGACTGAATTACAAAATTAATAACGAATAGAATTATGATACTATCTTGGGGTAAACCAACTATTGTGGTTGCTGCTGTTGCCGACACTGGCGCAGTGACCGTAGGTACATTTCCTACTCCCGTAGAGGATTCTTCTGAGCTGTCGACCGAAAAGGGAGATAAGGTAGAAGCCAACATTGAGGGTGGAGCTGCTGAGGCTGTCCGTTACAAGGATAGCAAATATGCGTTCAAATGCAGCGTTCGTCAGGGTGCCGGCCGTACAATGCCTATTGAAGGTACTAACGGTGTCGTGCCTGGCGAGTATTCTGTAACGCTGACTCCGGAAGACAAGCGTGCTCCCGGCTTTACCATGGCACGTGCCGTATGCTCCTACGAGGATACCTACACGGCAGCAGATGGTCTGATCCGAGTCTATACGTTCGACTCGCTCGACAATGACGGTAAGGACCAGGTGAGCATCAACGCAGGAACAACGTCAAGTGGATCATAAGCACAAAACATAGCGTAGCGTGCTGTTTATCCATATATATTCACCCTTTGCAGGTTTCGGGTCCCAAACAAACCTGCAACTGGAGAGTAAACCACAGAGGATGTGGGCTGGTTTGCTAAACCAAGGGTCCGGACAACGGATGTGTTTCGAGTACACTTCTCTCCGCTATCACAATAGCAAGTCCTATGGATAAAACGTTGAACAAAGACTTAGAAAAGGATTTAGCCGATGCCATTATAGACAGACCGTATGGTTTCACTTGTGGTAATCGGCATTTTTATTTATATCCCGTGACGCTTGGTAAAATGTTCCTCTTGGGACGACTGATAAAGAGCCTCGGTATAAACGAAGACATCCTAAAGACCAACCCCTATTTGGAAGCAATACGATTAGTAAAGGAACATAGGGAGCAAGTTATCCGCATCATCACCTATCACACCATAAGAACCAAAACAAAAATTTTCGATTACGAGTACGTGGAGGCAAGAAACAAGTACCTGTCAGAGCACTGCGATGACGAGGACTTAGCGACATTGCTCATCACAGTCCTCACCTCCGATAAGACCGATGCGTTTATGCAACATCTGAAATTAGACAAGGAGCAGGAGCGTATGAACAGTGTGATGAAGGTGAAAAGCTCCAAGAACGTCTATGTGTTCGGCGGTCTTTCCATCTACGGTAGTCTCATTGATGCAGCGTGCTCAAAGTACCACTGGACATTCGATTACGTGGTGTGGGAAATCAGTTACACCAATCTAAAGCTGTTGTTAGCCGACGCAACGAAGGACATTTGCCTCTCAGACGACGAAAGAAAGCGTTGCAGTGTTTCCAATGACCGTGATAGGGTGTCAGCCGACGACCCGAGAAACTGGGAGAAGATAAAGGCTGAGTTCGAGAAGGAGAGCAAATAATTGAGCAAAAAAGCGTTGCCTGTCACTCCCTAAAAATAACGGCTTGAAAATCAGCCAGTACGAGGCGACCGCAACAATTCAGAATTATTTTAACACGATTCGGGTAAATTCCCGAGAAAACGCCTATAAATGGCATAAAAAGATAAGACAGAAATGGCAGGAATAAAATTCGATATAACCGGAGACAATCAGAATTTCCTCTCTGCGCTACGTGGAGCGGAGAATGGAGTCCGCAGTACCGCTAAGACTGTAGAGAATGCTGGAGGCGATATTGAGAGTGCGTTCAACCGAATCAAGATAGCTGCGTCCACAGCCTTTGCAGGTTTCTCTGCCACTCAGGTAGTAAAGACGATTGCCGAGACGCGTGGTGAGTTCCAGCAGTTAGAGGTGGCTTTCAACACCATGTTAGGTTCAGCCACGAAAGCAAAGGAGATGATGCAGCAGTCAACGATGCTCGCCGCTACCACTCCATTCGATTTGAAAGGTGTGGCTGGAGGAGCGAAGCAACTTCTTGCTTATGGAATGAGCGCTGATAAGGTTATCGATACTCTGAGAAGACTGGGAGACGTAGCAGCAGGCCTTTCTATTCCTCTTGGCGATATTGTTTACCTTTACGGCACCACGATGGCGCAGGGTCGTATGTACACGCAAGACCTAAACCAGTTCACCGGCCGAGGCATTCCTATGATAAGTGAGCTTGCAAAGCAGTTTGGTGTTGCTGAGAGTCAGGTGAAAGACCTCGTTGAGCAAGGCAAGGTCGGTTTCCCACAAGTCCAGAAGGTCATCGAGGACTTGACAAATGAGGGCGGTAAGTTCGGCGGACTGATGGAAGATCAGTCTCACACCATTACGGGTCAGATCTCGAACATCGAGGACAGCATTGATATGATGTTCAACGATATTGGTCAACAGAACGAGGGCATAATCAACGACGTGCTCTCTCTGACCTCTACGGCTGTTGACCATTGGCAGCAGATAGCGCAAGCCATCGGTACCGTCATCACTGCCTACGGACTGTATAAGGGAACGCTCCTCGCCACCATAGCGATAGAGAAGTCGAGACAGAAGCTCACCTATTCTAAGGAGCTGGAGATATTAGAGAATGAGATTGCTGCAACCAAATCCCTCTATACGGCAAAGGGCGCATTGAAAAACGCAGACCTTGCGGAGATGGTAGCAAAGAAGCAACTCACCCAAGCACAAGCCGAGGAAATTGCTCAGAAGCGTGAGGAACTGGCTCTCGCCAAGCAGGATGCCAACTATACTCAGATGAAAGAGCAACTTGACGCCCAGACTGCAGCCCTCGAAGCACTCCAGCCAGTGAAGCAGCAGGTCATCAACGCTGATTTGCAAGAAGCCGTTGCTGAAGGAACCCTCACGCAAGCTCAAGCTGCCGAGTTAGCCACTAAACGTGAAAACCTTGCCACATTACAGCAGGAAGCTGAGGCGCGTGTTGCTAACCTCCAAGCAAAGGCGCAGGAAGCACAAGCAACCTATGATGCTGCCGTGCAGAACCAAGCTGCAGCCTCCATGGACTTAGAGAACGCCCAGGCAAAGGTCGAAGCCGCAAAGGAAGCGCTCGACTCAGCCCTTGAAGCTGGAGACGCTGACGCTCAGTCTGCAGCCCATACTCAGTTGAAGACCGCGTGCGATGAAGAAAACGCTGCAGCCGAGAGACTGAAAGCAGCATCTTCCGACGTCTCCACTGCGGCTACTGAGATGAATACCACGGCTGAGGCTGCCAACTCAGCACAGAACGAGCTTAACGCTGTAACGAAAGGAACCAATGCCACCGTTACTGGCACAAAGACCGTAGCTGAGCAGGCTAACACAGCAGCTACCGGCGCTAATACCATAATGATGAGGCTGAACATGATTCAGACGCAAGCCGCAACCATCGTGCAAGGTCTCTTTGCAGCAGCCGTTAACACTGTGCGAGCCGCATGGGAGGGACTAAAGGTAGCTATGGCGACCAACCCGATTGGTGCCATCCTCACAGGATTGACCGTAGCGATTAGCTTGTTTATGTCCTTTGCCGATAGCGAGGATGAAGCCACTGACGCTAACCAACGATTCGGAGATAGTATGACTAAGGCGTCTGCGAACGTAACCTCCCTCTATGCCGTGTTGGAAAGCTCCAGCGCAACCTCTAAGGTCCACAAGGATGCTCTCGAACAACTGACACAGACTGCGCAGGAGTATGGCTTGAAGCTCGACGACGAGAAAGACAAGACCTCTCAGCTCATTGAGAAGAAGCAGGAGCTCATCGGACTCATCAAGGAAGAAGCAGTGGAGCGTCAGAAAGCCAACGATATTCAGTCTGCCACCGATTCTTACGAGAAGCAGGTAGAGGACATTAAGAATGACATCAAGGACAGCCTCTCCGACGACTTCAGTGATATTCAGAAGAACCAGCTCGTGAACCTTATCTCAGACGAGGATATCGAGAACTTGAAGAATAAGCTGGAGGCGATGAACAAAGCCACCGCAGAATCCGTAGAGAAGACTGGCTCGTGGAACTCTCGCTTCTCGACAGATCAGATTACTGCCTATAACAAGGCTGTGTCCGACCTTACTACCAAAATCGGTATCTACGGTGAAAAGCTCGGCGTGTCTAAGTCTGCCATCATCGGAGCCCAACAAGCCGTAAACAAGCAGTCGTATGCTCTCGCCAATAACCGTTTGGAGCAGGAGAAGACCATCCAAGCCACCATAGACGCTGCCAACGCTACGAACAGCGCAATACTGGCCACTGATGGAATGACTGAATCACAGCGTGAGCTTGCTGACAGAACCAAACTCAGCAGTCAGGACGTGGAGACGTTAGGAACCACCATTGATGAGCTGATTAAGGCGTACAACGATAGCAACATCAACCTCAACATCACTTATACGGAGCTGAACTCTCCACCAGCATGGATGAAAGGTGTTTCCGACCGTATGAGTTCAAAGCAGTTGAACAACCTCGCTGCCTACCACCAGGCGCGCGCTGATAGAATGCGCCAGCACAAGCAGCAGACGGGTCACAGTCTTGTAATGTCGAATGGTCATGGAGGATATACCGATGAGCGTCAGGAGCAGCTATTAGCTGGTCAATACTCCATCCAAGCACGCCAGAAGCAACAGAAGGAGCAAGAGGCTGCATCTAACAAGCCTAAGACAACCAAGAAGAAAACTACTCCTAAGAAGACCACTGGCAAGGATGATAAGCTGCAAGCCGCCAGGGACGCTGCAGAATACAAGGAGACGTTGGCTGAGGCTGAGAAGCAGAAGCAACGTGATGCCATAGATTTGGAGTTTGATACACGGCAAGCTATCCTCGATGCTCGTAAGGACTCATCTCAGAAGGAACTCGACCAGGCAAAGCTGGACTTCGATAAACAGAAAGAGGAAATCCGACGTGGCTATGAGGACTTGAAAGACGAGAAAATCAAAAAGGCCAAACAGCTATTCAACGCAAACCCGAAGAATAAGAAAAAGCTGTTCAACCCTGCGTCTGTCGATACCTCTTACACCAAAGCTGAGATTGACGAGAACAACGCCAAGAACGCTGCAAATGAGCAGGAGTACAACCAAAAGGTAACTGACATCAGAAACAAGCAGAACGAATCGGAGCGTGCATCCATCCAATCATACCTAAAGGAGTATGGTACATACGAGGAAAAGAAAGTCGCCCTTACCGAGGAAGCTGAGGATAAAATCAAGAAAATCAACGAGAGAGGAGACTTCACTGACGCTGATAAGGAGGCACAGATAAAGTCCATCCGTGCAGGATTGCAAAAGGCGTTGAATGACCTCGATCTCAGTCAGATGAAGTTGAACATCAACTGGGACTATATCTTCGGAGACCTCGACAACGTACCACTCGACACTCTGTCTGTTGTGAAGGACCAGCTACAGCAACTCGTTGACACCGAGAAAGACCTCACTCCCGATCAGATGAAAGCCCTTGTAGATGCGATGACTCAGATACAGAGTAAGCTCGACCTCTCCACTCCATTGAAGACCATCAAGGAGGCTCGTAGCGAGTTCAAAGCAGCCCAAAAGGAGTTCAATGACGCTAAGGTGAAGTACAACACTGCAAAGGACAATGGAGATGTTGCTGGGCAAAAATCTGCTGCGGCTACCATGTCAAAGGCGTCACAGAAGATGACTAAGGCCCAAAACAAGGAGAAGAAATCATTCTCCAAGACAACCGATGTCATCAACCAGTATGCGCAAGCTCTCTCTGACGCAGGAGACGTTATGGACGGTACCACCGGACAATGCTTGAAACTCGCTTCGAGTGCCATCACTGCAGGTATCGGTATGGCCAAAGGTATTAACGACTTCAAAACGGCTGCGAGCAATCTTGAAAAGTCTGTTGCAATCCTCGCCATCATCGAAGCTGCGCTGCAAGCCATTCAAGTCATCACTCAGCTCTTTGGCGGCAAGGAAGATACCACCCTTACGGATTATGTGAGTACCATGGATACCTACATCAACCTGCTTAAGGATGACATCAGTAATCTCAACGATTCGATGACAGACGCCAAGAACTCCATGAAGGAAACCATTGCCTATTATGAGCAGTTGGTAGCTTTGGAAAAAGAGTCTGCGACTGCCATCAAGTCCCAATCGCAGGTGTGGCTGAACAGTGGTGCAAGCAAAGGCTTTCTCGGAATAGGCTCCAAATCATCTGAAGGCGTGAAGATAGTCAAGCAGATGCAGAAAGACTTGAGGTCAGGCAATGACGAGGTGAGGAAATTCTATCAGGAAGGCTACAACTCGCTGAATGAGTATTACAAGCAGGTATATGGCCAATACGCAAGTTCAGTGAAGCAGTTCGGTCGTCTCGACTGGATTTGGCGTTTGTCGGATGAAGACTTGCTGAAGCTCTCCAAGGACACCAAGGCATTGGCTCTGTTGGGTGACAATCTATCCCAAGCCATCGTTGACTACGCCTCTAAGTTGAAGGATTTGCAGGAAGACCAAGCGAAAGAGTTTGAATCTCTGTTGTCTGTGTCTTACGATGATTTCTACGATGACTACGTGGATATGATTTCAGACCTCGACAACACTAATGCCGACTTCGCCAATAACTTTGCAGAGTATATGCGCAAGGCTCTCATCAAGAATCTCGTGGCTTCTCAGTACAAGGATAGAATAAAAAAATTGTATGATCAAGCCGGAGAATGGGCTAAGAGTGATGAAGGACTCACGCAGGAGCGTATCAACGAGTTGCGCAAGCAATATGTAGATTTGGCTAAGCAAGCGCAAGAGGACGTTAAGACAATCGACTCCATCACTGGCTACAACTCCGCCTATTCGCAGGACGCTTCGAGAGGAGCATGGCAGAGTATGTCGCAAGAGACCGGTGATGAGCTGAACGGACGCTTCACGGCCTTGCAGGAGTCCAACGAGCGTATATCTGAGTCCGTCCTTGCTGGGCTCACGGTGATAAACTCAATGCTGGCCATCTCCACCTCCACGAATGGTGCTGTGTTGGAGATACGTAACCTTATGATTACGAGCAATTCGTATATGGAGGATATGGTAAAGTACACACGTAAGTCCTATAACGAATGGACGAGTAAGTTAGACAGTATAGTGAACAATACAAAAAATCTTTGATTATGCCTAAAGGAGTATTATATATCAATGGCCAAGACGCTTTCACTACGTGGGGCATCAGCCTGGAACAAACTGGAATAACCGCTTTGATTGCTCCACCTCCCATGAAGAGCGTTGTCGAGAGCAAATCAAGACTGGAGCACGGAAAACGTGTTGTGAACAAACAGCCTCGGTATGAAGCGAGAGACATTACGCTACCTCTCCATCTCGTGGCAAAAGATACTTCGGACTTTATGACCAAGTTCTCTTCGTTCTGTCAAGAGCTAAAAAAGCCGGACTTGCTGAAAATATCAACAAGCTATTCGGGAGATGTGTATAAGTGCATCTATCTCTCCTGCACTCAGTTCGGAGAATTTCTCAAAGGGTATGGTTCGTTCTCTCTCAAACTCAATGAGCCGAATCCGGACGATAGAACGTAAATTAGATGTTAAATGTATTTGTGTTTCAAATACTTTTAGTTAAATTTGCAACATGGACTCAATAGCTGAATACTCAATATACGACATAGACGGAACCGAGAAGTGCAAGGTGGTAGCTGAGGAAAACTCAGTCTATCACGTTGAGCTTATGAAGTACGATTACGTGAAGCTATGTTTCAAGCTGTACGACAAAAAATCGTTCGGCTTGGGTGACTATATCTATCTCCAAAGCGATGGCGGTAAGCAGAAGTTCGAGATAACCGAAATCCAGAAGCCCACCTACGACACCGAGACTGGCTCATATAGCTATGAGCTGCAGTTCAATGCTGAGTGCTATAAGTGGGGAAACAAGAAGTATAAGTACGAGCCAAAGAACGAACGTTTTGAAGCATCATGGGCCCTCACCGACACCTTGGCAAACCACATGGAGGTGCTAATAAGAAATCTCGCCTACTACGGGTGGGATTTTACTTATAACATCAAGGATGTGGTAAATGCCACGAAGAGTATATATATCCAGTTCGATAATATCAGCATCTTGGATGCTCTGACAAAGATTGCTGAGGCATTTGACACTGAGTGGATTGTATCTGACAACATCATCACCCTTGGTCGTGTAGAGCTTGGCAGTGACATCGAATTGGAGCAAGGCGTGAACGTTGAGAAGATTAGCGCAAGCAATTCATCACAGTCATACGTTACCACTCTGTACGCTTTCGGTTCCACTAACAACCTCCCCTCCAATTACCGCAAGAGTGACAGCCAGGTGCTTCTGAATGGTGTTGTTCAGAAAAGGCTCATGCTGCCAAAGGAAACGCCTTATGTGCAGCTTGCTGGCGTCTCTCATACCGAAGAGTCTGTTGAAGGTATAGTTACCTTTGATGACGTGTATCCGAAAATGGATAACAAAGTGACAGAGGTAAAGGCTGTTGAGAAGACTATCAATGCAACAGACACCATCGAGGCGGATGCAGGAACCACAACAGATGCGACTGATGAGACATCGACCACCACCAAGGTAAACATATACCGTATTAAGGATTCTTCGCTCTCGTTCAAGAAAGAGTATATTCTTGAAGGTGTTACGTTGCAGGCTGTATTTTCCACTGGAAAGTTAGCAGGAATGGTTTTTGACCTTGCTTTCAATCCAGACGGGGAATCAGAGACTGTAGAGATCACGACTGACGATGGAACAAAGACCACATCTGTGAACGCTGACTCTCAGTGGTTTGAGTTGGTGAGAAATAACACCTATGGAGTGGACCTGCCAAACGACACACTGAAGCCGGCAGAAGGTGATAAGTTTGTGCTTATTGGATGGGATGCTACAAAGATGGATAAACTCAGACTCATCGAGGATGCTGAAAAGGCATTGCTCGAGAGAACTAAGGAGTACGCTAAGAAACTGCAGATAGATCCGAGTACGTACACATGCACGATGATGTCGGACTATATGTACGGATTGAACGACGGTCAGCAGGACGAGAATTACTCCATGGTAGGAAAGTTCTCCATTGGTCAGCGTGTACTGCTTAAGAGCGAAGCATTTCTGAAGACTGGCTCACGAGAGTCGAGAGTTATTGGCTTTGAGTATAAGCTTGATTTCCCATACGATAGCTTCCAGGTCATCATTGGCGAGAATACCGCATACTCATACCGAAAGGATTTGGAGGCTACGGTAAACACAAAGTTTGACTCTATCAATTTTAGGGGCGGAACATACAACAACAATGGTAGTGGCAATGGAGGTAGTAATCTGTATGTGATTACAACAACCGATGTCACCACCCCAACCGATAGGAACGTCTTGTCTGCACTCAGAACTGAGAGAGACTTTGCCCACAAGCGCAAGAATGACAACATCTCTGCGCTGTGGACTTTCACCAATGGCCACGGAGCTACCCGTGGTGTGCGCTCGCATGAGTATAGCGGTGCATCCAATGAGGACAACCTTTTCGGCAAGGGCTTCGAGCTGATAGAGAAGACGAATACAGACGGCACCGTCCGCTCCCGTTTGGAGGTGGATGAACTGCTTGTGCGCATCAAGGCATACTTCGCTGAGATAGAGATCAGGAAAATCAGCTATGTGGGAGGCAACTTTCTCTTTACTTCAGCCGGTGGCCGAATCTATTATGTCGAGTGGCTGAACTCTGCAGGTGAGGTGCTGGATAAGGCTACCCACGAGGTGACCGATGCCTACACCTTCCGTTGCTATCTGTTCTCAGACAACGGGACCACGGCTACGATGAACTACTTCAAGGCTGACGACCAAATCATCTGCAAGACGTTCAACATTGATGAGGGAGTGCATAAGAATGTCTCCAATAAGTTTTGGTGGAGACGTGCTACCGGTATTGGCAAGGGCAAGATTACGGGCAGCGATGACGATACGGAGTATCAGTATGTCGATATTTCGATGAATGACCGTGCCGACAACTCTGACTACCCAGAAGAAAACGACACCATCGTACAGCTGGGTAACTGGTCAGACTCCAATCGACAGGGAGCTATCTACCTCATTGCTGAGGGCGACCTTGCACCAGGCATCCTGGAATACACGAACCTCGGCTCCGACGGCAATCATTTCGTCTTCACAAAGCCGACCCTACAACTCTCTCCAAAGGGTAACATCATCTATGGCGAGTTCCACTCCGTCGCTGACGGCAGCTCATCATCAAGTGGCAGCATTGATGACCAAATAAATGCCTTGCTTCAGCAGCTTGAGGAAATCCGTGCGCAGGCAGACAAGAAGTTCGACATCTACTTTGAGGCCTACGATCCACATCCGTTGAAGGGCGAGGATTTCTCGACCGCAAACTATCCTGCAAGCGAGTGGAAAACCGATGCTCTGAAGGCGCTTCACGTGCAGGACCTGTTCTACGACACAGACATTGCCCCTGCCTCGGATGGCGGCCGTGCGTGGCGTTGGGTCAGCGAGAGCACCACGGGGACGGACGGTTCCACTACCAAGACTTATTACTGGGAGGAGGTGACAGATCAGGACACCCTCGCGGCGTTGGAGAAGGCGAGAGACCTGCAGAACCAGGTGGATGACATCGTTTCAGACGGGGTTATCAGCAAGGGGAGCGAGAAGAGCGACTTACTGATAGAATGGCACAAGGCGGCATCCAACTACGAGAAATATAGGGAGCAGGCAGACGACTACTCGCTGCTTAATGACGACGTATGGAAGAAATACCACGACGCGTTCTTTACCGTTGCGACGATGCTCAATAACGGCACGACTTACATAGAGAAGAACCGCACGGACGGTGTCACTCCTGCCTGGCTCGACGTGACCGTTGACACCGTGCTGGCAGACACGCCAACGAAAAACGCTGCCACCTACAGGGATACGTGGAACGACTACTATACGACCTTCGCCGCAGTGCTGAAGCTCATATCGGGCAAGGCCAAGGAACTTGCTGACAACGCACAGAAGAGCGCGGACGAGGCGAACGGAGCCATAGACGACATTGTGTCTGACGGAAGGCTGGACCCGAGCGAGAAGATAACCATCAAGCGTGACTTCCTTGCCTTCTACCATGAACTGACGGACGACAATGGCCTTAAGGATAAGGGGCAGGACGAGAACGACAAGTTCTACACCGACGGCATAGAGACGGCCTATGACAAGGTCATTGGTTGCTTCAATGAGGTAGGCACCCTGCTCAACGGCTCCGTCTCATGGGCATTGGGAGCTGTCTTGGACGAGGACACCCTGCCCGTGTGGTTGCAGAACCCGCCCACCGTTTTTACCTCAACGGACAAGAACGAGTACATCACCGTGACGAGCACCATCAATGCAGACGACTTCCGCAGCAAGTGGTCGTCGATGTATGCGGCCAAGTCAGCCTACATCGCCCTGCTGTCGGAGTATGCCAAGGGATTGGCCGACAACGCACAGAAGAGCGCGGACGAGAAGGTGCAGACGTTCGTCACGGAGACGGTGCCGTACCCACCCTACAAGAAAGGCGACATGTGGATACAGACCGGCAACGGCAACAATGTGATGATAAGTCTTGTGGATCGGGAGAGCGGCGACACAACGAGCAGCCTTGAACGGTTGGAAGACTGGACCGACCTCTCGGAGCTGTCGACGAAGCAAGACCCACGCATCCAGCTGGCCATGCTTGGTGACAAGATATACGAGCTGTCGGGCGGTTACATTCAAAACCACGGGAAGATTGCCGTGGCGTTCTCCAGCAATCAGCCAGCGTCAGCTACGGACGGAGATTTATGGTTTGACGGTACGAACCTGCGCAGGTACGTCTCTTCCTCATGGTCGATTATCGACTCAGACAGCTACGCGGGGGCGTTCAAGACGGTGTTTGACATCGTTGGCCAACAGACGCTCACCTGTTTCAGTTCCGTGCAGACACAGAACATGAAGCTCTACGACCTTGTGCTGCGGAATATCGAGTGGCACGACCCGTTCAAAGATGAGAATGTGAAGGGCAATGTGGAGGTGCTGATGTACAACGGCAAGAGTTGGGAGACGCTGAAAGAATGCACGCGAGCCATCATCGACAACCTCGGTGACGAGCTTAGACTGGTAGTCTTTGGCTCTGACAAAAAGGGTGCGACGGATGCGAGCGGACTTGTAACCCGGACAATGTTCAGTGACCTGTTCTCTCAGAAAGTCAAGGACGATAAAGTTGTCACTGAAAGTACCATCTCTACGTGGCTTGGAGAGAATGACTACCTCACCGGAGCCTCTATTAAGTCTTGGGCTACCGATGAAGCTGGTTTTGTTAAATCAGCGACCCTCGATGCCTACGTGAAAAGAGTCAGCAACGGAGATGGCACATATAGTTTGGAAAGTGACATCGTTCTATCTGCCGATAAGATTAACTTCATTGGTAAGACCATCATCAATAACAAGTTTTGGGTCGATGCCGATGGAATAGTCTATATGGATGAGGCAAATGTCAGTGGTACTATCAATGCTACGAGTGGAAAGATAGGTAACTTCAAGATTAACGGAGGTTATCTTGGTCTCACTGACGGGCTCAGTAACACCAATAATGACGGTATGTGGCTCACTGACGATGAGATAGGCTTTAACAATAACGGCAGACAGGTTGTTGTAGGGCCATTTAGCTCACTTGGGTATGACTATCTTGGATGGTTCAATGATAACGACAGCAACAGCTTGATGTCTAAGACAGGCGTTGTTATTGATGTTAGTGGTTCGATTGATAAAAATATCGCAATTAAGCTACAAGGTGGGTGTATATCAGGATTGGCCATCCATGCTCAGTCGTTTGGTCTTGAAGAGATAACAAATAGTTCTTTTCAACAGACGTACAACGGGGCACAAACTAATTTGGATAAGATTCCAGTCTATGATACTCTCACAAAGTACATGAACGCAGTGTTGGTAAATACTCAGTTCTCTTATCGTGCAAAGGACACTGACAACTACACTACATATTCACGTGACAGATATATTACCCTTCCAGAAATGACGGATGCTGATGATGGTCACGTACTGATGATAAAAAGAGGAAAGGGCGGAAATAGTGTGTACGTGTGCCCTGGCAAATATAAGAAACTGATTTCGAGCTCATCAGGCTTTAGTGTCACTTACTCCACAGAGACAAACGACACGTTTATGCTTGTGAACGACCAACAGTATATAGCTGATGCAAACTTAAAGTTGAGTAACGAGTCTGATGCAATGACCTTTGTTTTCTTCAAATCGCTTCAATATACAGTTTATGACAAAAAGTATAGTGGCGGTTCCAAGACGTTCAAAGGTTGTTGGGTACAATGGAAGAATCCACGTGATTGGTAAAAATATAAGATTATGATGAGAATAATTCATAGCAACATACTCCCTCCAAAGGGATATAAGGCGATAACCATCTTGAATGTGATATTCGTCCGCAAGGGTTGTGATATGACCATGGAAGATGTCAATCATGAAAACATTCATTGGGAGCAGGAGAAGGAGCTGGCCTTTGTCGGCTTCTACCTTCTGTACGTACTGGAGTTCTTAATCCGGCTTCTCGTTATGCGCAATTGGCATAAGGCTTATCGCTCCATCTCCTTTGAGCGTGAGGCCTACGCCAATCAGGGCGCATGGTTCTATCTCGAAGTGCGAAAGCATTACTCATGGGTTCACTTCTTAAAATTCTAAGATATGGCTAAGATTGATTTTACAAAGTTCAAGGTTCCCGTTTCGTTCAACGGGAGCGAGAAGGTATTCAGCATTGCAAAGGTGCTGGGCAACGCGATGAAGTACACCGGATCGGTAGTCGGCGACATCGGTTTTGACAAGCTGGCCGAGACCATCTACTTCTCGGATGGTCCCGTGGAGATCCCTGCCGAGTACATCCGCCCGATGATGCAGGTAATCAACGACGGTCCTTTCATGGCCACAATCAAGAGGGAGCTGATAAAGCGGCTCAATGGCAATGGCGAGTAAGGAGAAGATAGGGTTCATCGTAGACCGCAAGGATGTGACTGACGGGCACGTTCGTCTCACCATAAGGATGCTCAACAGCAGCAAAGCAATGGTGAAGACGAACGAGATGCCTATCATCCTCAACTCCATCAAGGCAAGCGGCATGATAGACCCAAAGATACAAAGAGGTTTCACTTATGCGTTCCCGTTCGAGCTGTCGCAGGGTCACGGATTCCCGTACATGCTTGACATGAACCTCGAAGACCACGGGATGCTAAAACTGGTATGACATGGCACTGGATATAGTAACGAAGAGGGATGGCGACCTGCTTACGGCCACGGAGTTCAACGCTGTGGTGCAGGCCATCAAGGACAACGAGAGGTCGGTAGACACGCTCGGCACGAACTACACCAACATGGGTAAGACCGTGGAGGGTGTGCAGAAGGCGCAGAACCTGCAAGGGCAGGACATCAAGACGCTCAATGCCAACATGGTGAAGATGGTCTCGCTGACACAAGAGGCCTACGACGCGCTTGTAACGGCAGGAACCGTTGACGCAGACACTTACTATAACATCTTGGAGGAATGATATACAAGGGTGGCATAGAGATGAGCGCCCGCTATTATGGCTTGAAAGCGGTGACAGCGGTGTACAAGGGAGCAAAGCTCGTGTGGGAGGCTATCACAAGTTGTTTTGGCAGCGGTATGTGGCTGAACTTGCGGGCGTGGAAAAATACTGACGGTTGGAAAAATTAAAACGATAATACTATGGCTAAGAAAATAAGCGAGAACGCGATACCCGACATCAATGCAGACTGGGGCAAGGACGCAAGCAACGGTCTGCCCTACTCGGGGCAAGCGGTACAGACGTTCATCAAGGATACTATGAAGTCTCTTGACAGCAGCATTAAAAAGAAAGTCGGATGGTGGTGCTGGTCAACGAACATCGACGCAAGCAATTTTTATCATCTTTGGGGCTTCGCGTCTGAGGATGACTGTACGAAATATAAGTCAGACCCGGAGGCTAACGCATCGTTATTGTTGGTCAACGAGGCACTACCTATCTCCACTGTACAGGGTGACAGCTATTCTGCCTTTCTGTTCGCCAACGTGAGCAAGACGGCGGACTTGGTGGTGAGCGGTAATGAGCTGACTGTAAAAGTGAGATTCTGCGCTGTCAAGAATAGCAATGGCGAGCGGTTGAATGATGGTTCGATGGGCACGCTCATCATCGAGCGCAGTGTTGACGGATCAACGTGGAATACCGTAGAGACACGAAAGGGTGTCTTGATTAGCGACGATTATTCTGGAAGTTCGTTCCAAACATTCAACATCGCTTCGGCCCTGTCTTCCGGCAAGCAATATATCCGCTTACGTGCGTCTTTCCTTTATGACGACGGCAGTGGTAAGATGATGACCGCATACTCAAGCTATGTGCAGGTTGGCGCAAGTATAAACTTCACGACAATCGGCATTGCGCTTGGTGAGCTGCATCCTTATACGCCTATACGTGTAGACAGCCTTGGGGCAGAAGGGGCACGCAAATTTCCCTTGTCTTATATCTGCACCGGCAGCGTGCCAAAGACGCTCCATTATGTTATCTACGATGAAGATGGCACGCAGATTTTCCCCACGACGGGCTTTGGCGAGATTGCCGGCATAAACGCGAATGGTACCGTCGTGAATCAGTCTGTGGGTAACGAGTCGGACGCTCCGTCGCTGTTCACGCACGGCGTAAAGACAGTCGTGGCATGGCTGACCGTTGACGATGGTGCTGGCGGAACAATATACAGCAACTGTCTTGTCAACAGGTTCATGGTTATTAACGAATCTGATGCTATCAAGAAGGGAACGGACGCAAAGTCTTATTTCCTGCTGCAACAAGAGGTGCCTGCGGAAAAGATGGCAACGCTCGGCATGGATGCCCGTATGACTTATTTTGGCACGGTTACGAACTATACGCAGAGTCAAATATTCAGCTATGCTCTGTTTGTTCCGACTAAAAACAGCGACGGCAATATTGTCCTTGATACCGAGAACCCGATAGATGTTACGTTCTATTTGTCGAACTATCTCAAAGGGACTTGGACCCCACAGGCAGATGGTGTTACTTTATATCTCGAAGATGAAGAAAGAATCGTTGCGTCATCGTCTGAGCTTTTCCAGTTTGCTCCATCCGTCGAGATAGACAGCACACAGAAGTCGCTCTATGCCTATCTGCATATTTGGATTAACGAGAATGGTACCAAAACCGACTTGCTCGGTCGTTCGTCCGGTACGTCATCGTACGCAATCAGCGTGGACAATAGCGAGAGCTATGCTCCTGCATCAGGCACAACATTCCTGCTTAATCCAAAGACCCGAAACAACGGGGAGAGCAATCCGATGCGCATCCTTAACGCGGCAAAGAACAACGTAGAAGTAGAGTCGGAGTTTAGCGGGTTTGACTTTCAGACAGATGGATGGATTGCAGACGGGAACCAGCGTCTCCTGCGTATACCGTCGGGCAGGAAGTTGAACATCAAACTCAACCCGCTGGCTCAGTTGCGTACAGATCCGACTTCCTCTTTGGTTGTCGAACTTGATTACAAAGTGAGCAACGTCACCAATGAGGATGACGCTATTTTCCAAATAGGCGAGACGGTAGGCAGTTTCTTCCGTGGCATAAGGATGTATCCTCTTTACGGAGAGGTAATGCCTGCAAGCTACGAGACGCATGCCGAAAGCGGCCACGTTGATGACATCGACTTTGGCTGGCTCGAAAACAAGAAGGTGCATATCACTTTCGTATTCAACGGACAGGTGAATCCGGTAAAGCATGGCATGAAGTATGGCACCCCTGACGTGCATATACCAAGCGTATCGTCTACCGATTACTACAAAGACCCTCAAACGACAACCATTGCCATAGCAAAAGTGTTCGTTGACGGTAACAAATACCGGGAGATCCATTACAGTACCGCCAATGCGGATGAGTTCTGCACGGGAGCGATGAGTAATGGCGGAATCAATATTGGCGTAAACGGGGCGGATATAGATGTTTACTCTTTGCGTGTCTACGCTTACAAGCAGTTCTCTGACGACGATGCGCTGTCAAACTATGTTGCCTCACTGTCTACTACAGAGGAGAAACAAAAAGTGGCATCCGATAATAATATTCTCGACACCGGTGCCACGGGAGAGCGTGTGATCAGTATTGATAAAGTACACGAAAAGGGAAAGAACACGCTTCTTTGGCACGGGCAGGAGACATGGTTCTTGAATCAGTCGAGTGCTCTTAACGGATGGTATGAGATAAAGAAGTACGATATTAACGGCAACTACCTTCCGAAGCACTCCGGATCGCTCTGCCGCAAGACAGGTATTGAGGTTCTTTCCGGTAATATTTCTGACTGGAATAAGGAAATAAAAACAAATAATTTCCCATTCGTGAAGGGGCAGGGATCTTCGGCAAAGACATATTGGGACTGGAATCAGCAGTTTGATATGTCGAAGTTTAAGAGCGTGATACGTATCCCCCGCTCCGCTTTTGACAGCAGTATCGTTATAAGCGATGTTATCACTAAAGACGACGGTTCGACGGTTGTCAACATCTACGGAGGATGCCTCGGAGCGGACTTCCCATTGGGTAACACGCCGAAAGAATATCCTATTGATACAACAACGGGGCTTATCCAAGTTCCGGACGGATGGATTGACGGCAATGGTATTCTCGTCGGTGAGACTGGTACGGTATGGCATTCAAATGGCGATGAAGAGACCGTAGAGGGAGATGGTTATTACCGTGGTCCTTGCTATCAGGTCGCTGACGGAACACCTCTCGCTCAGAAGCTCGTTCCTAAAATCAACTATGCTTCATGCGAGCAGACGCATCTTATGGGCGTGAACAATCTTTACAACGACCTGCATACTGCAATCGTTGGAGAGAACGACTTGCAGAAAGCTGCCACCGCCAATGGCCAGCATTGCCGCGTTTCTAAATATACCGAGCCGTTCTTCTACTTTATCAAGAATGACGATAGCTCGGATATTACCTTCCGTGGCGGTTGTTCGTTCGGTGCCGGCAAGATGGACAAATCGACTTGGGGATATGCCAAGAAGTTCAAGGGGCTGTCAGACATCAAGAAATTCGCTATGTTTGAGGGTTCTAACAACTCGCTCACCGGCACCGACTTCCGTGTCCCATTTATATGGCGGCCAAATGGCGAATGTCCTGACGAAATGACGTATAGTGTAGACGGAGAAGGATTTGGAGTTACGGAGGGAACCGGGACAAACAGAGTGTTTCAGCAATGCTGGGACTTCGACGGCGGTGCTACATACAGCGCGGAGGACGAAGTGGCTGATCCTACGCATAAGACCGACTATCCAAAAGAAGAGGTTATTAAGCCCTTTGCGGACTTTGCCAATTTCGTCTATCTTCACTCGGTTAATATCAAACCTTACACCGGTGGGGATGGAACGTTTGACAGCTTCAAGACTTCTGCCGAATCCAAGGATTACTACACGAAATATTGGATGACACAGGGTGATGACAAGTACCGATTAGTCCGTTATTCCTTCGGTGCAGGCGAGTGGGTTGACGCAGGTTTGTGGGTACAGCTTAGTGATGGAACGTATGGCTGGAATCCTGTTTATGTCAACTCTTCCGAGCCGTATGCCTATACTGCAAAACGCTTTGCTGCAAAATACTCAGGCGACTATGACAAATACAACGAGGAGTTAATCAAGGGCGTAGCGGCTGACTTTAAGGCTCGTCTCCCCTTGTATGCGGACCCAAAGTCAATACAGCTCTACTATTGTTACAACATCGCTTTCTTCTGTGGTACGGATAACTGCGGAAAGAATATCTATTTCGTGTTGAGCCAGTACAATAGGGACGTTACGATTACTTTACCCGACGGGACTACTGAGACACATACGGGAGTATGCAGATACGAGATGCACACTGATGATGTCGATACGACAGTGAAGAAGGATAACAACGGCCGGCTTCGGCATAAGTATGACGCAGACCGTATGCACCCTTACCCGTACGATGATAAGACGCAGGAGCCGCAGTATTCGGGTATGAACAACTGTCTCTTCAACCTCGTGGAAGCAGCATGGGAATCAGACACTGACAACACATTGCGAACCATGACAGCGACGATGTTCAGTGTGATGACCACGCTTGCAACATCGCGTGACAACATCCTCGGCTTCCCTTACGACAAGACGCAGCAGTCTACCGTTCTCGGTTGTCTGTGGAAGTATCTCTTCTTCGCTACGTTCTATTTTCCTGCACGAGCCTATAACGAGCAGGGCCGTATCCGTTATGAATACCCGGAGACGCTTGGCTTCGTTACCGCCCGACAGGTAAAACCAATTTGGCAGAGCCAGGGCAGCAGTTACCAAGACGAGCTTGAATTTATGATCCGACGCATCGTTTACTTCGTATCGTATGCCGCATGGGGGCCGGCTGGAGGCGGGTCCGGCACTGGTATCCCCGATGCCGACGCAGGTGGTTTCCAAATGCAGGGTACGCGTAATCCGGATAACACCTCACGCGTCAGCATATTCATTACCGTCACGGCTCATCAGACGATTTGGCCTACCGGCAACGTAGGTGGTGCTGCCAACGGAACACAGGACCCTCATGTGCGTCTGCGTCCGGGTCAACGTTATACCATCTCTCTCGGAGACAACACATTCGAGAACGATACATACTTTTATGTGTATCTAAGAAACTATTACCGCAGTTTCGGAAACCTTGCTACGCTCCCGGTAAAAACGCAGGTTACGGTGAGCGGCGTGCGTTTGGAAGAGTTTGTCCTTGATCCCGATAGCGTTGACACGGTTGATGCTAATGGCAATGTCGTCAAATCCGATGTAGGAAAATTCACGGACGCTTCTTCCGGAAAGAGCGTCCCCGCTTTCCGTCCTTCGGGTATCGTCATAGGCTCTGCCACAAATATACGAAAAATAGACGTACACGGTTTCAGTAGTATAAGCGGCGCGCTCGACGTGCGCAACCTTCCACGATTGGAGAGCGTTGATGCCCGTCAGACTTCCATTACGACATGCCCGCTTCCTGCAACCCATTCTCTTACTTCCGTACAACTGCCTGCATCCGTACTTGAAGTGGAAGTTAAGAATCAACCCATGTTGAAAGAACTGTCGTTAGAAGGCTACTCCAATTTGCAGAAGTTTATCCTTCGGGATAACAATCTCCTGGACAGCTACACCTATGCTGTTGGAATCTACGCCGCCAAGCCGTCGGGATTGAAGTCTGTGGAATTTGACCATGTGCAGTGGAACACAGACTCGAAGCGGTGCAGCATGGATATGCTGATGTATTTTGCCGACATCAAAGCCGCACTGATAGGTGTCATTTACATGATGGCGGCATCCTCCGACCGTGCGCTTACACTTACAGACAAATTGAAACTGTGCAATCTGTACGGGAATATAGACGACAAGAGCAACTCGCTGTATATTCAGTATGAGATAAAGGCCATAACAAAACTCTCTATCACGGGCCAGTCTTATCTGAACGAGATAGGTAAGGACTATGCCTACAGCATCGCCACCCGTCCATCCACGGGAAATAACATTGCCGTGAAGGACGGGAAGTTGCAGCTGAAATGGGCGTTGGCGGCTTCGGCAAGTCAGTATGCAACACTGAAAGACGACAAGACCGGCATTGTGCACGTCAATGCCCTTTCGGACGCGAGACTCGAACTGAAACATGAGCTGTCACTGGAGGCTACCACGATAGACAACGAGACTTTGACAGCCTCGAAGATGATCGGATTCTATACGCATATCCCCAAAGTAGGCGACTTTGCCTATGCGGACGGTACTTTTGATGCCGACTGGGATGATACGCGCGAATGTGTCGGTATCGTGTTTATGCGTCAGCCGGTATATGACGCTGACGGGAAAACCGTAACGGCATACGATGTGCATATCTGTGGCCGTGAAGACCTGTTCATGGAATCAACGTCGAAGCAGTTGTCAAACACTACTCATCTTTGGGGATTATACCCCGACAATAATAACGGATTCTCCTCCAGCGAGAGTGCTATCAAGGCCGCTACGGGACTGAGCAGTGTGTTCGATATACCCACAATACCTAATATAGGCTCACGGTGGAACGGTACGCATGCTGTAGATGGTGGTACGAGCAACGGTATTAACTACGACCGTATCAACGCAGATAACTATCTCGACGCTAATCAGGAGGATGGTTACAAGGTAATCAAGTCGGGTGCCGCACTGTCAGATTATGACGGCAAGGGTAAAACAGAGAAGATTGTTGAGCACTCGCAGCTCATCATCACCCAATATCTCGACAGACCTCTGCCAAAAACGCTAAAGGAACTGGCAGACGCTATGCAGTCGTTAAAAGATGAGAACGCATCGGCAACGAATAGTTGGCGGTACTATGAATTCTATTATCCCGCTGCTTACGGATGCCATCTTTACGAACCGAGCGTGAAAGGAACGCTGGCAGATCAGTACAAGAGAGGAAAGTGGTATTGTCCTGCATGTGGAGAACTTGGCAGGTTGTACAACTTCAAACGGCTTGGGCTGGCTGTCAATAATGCCAACGATAATCCTGCAAGCGAGGCTGTTACCCCTATCTTTGCCAACGCTAACAAGAAGGCGGGCGGAACAATATTCTCGTTTGTAAGTAACTGGTATTGGAGTGTGAGCGAGATCAGCGCGGGCTACAGCTGGCTCGTGATCTTCAATGACGGCAACGTCTACAGCAACTTCTATAAGTCCAACAGTGGCTATGTTCGCCCTTGCACGGCATTTACCTTTCACCTTTAACCTTTGATAAGGCGGCCATTTCAAGGCCGCCGTCGCAGGGTGGTGATAACAAACATATATCTTTCCCGGACGGGCGATAAGTCCGTCCGGGAAACAACAAAAAGAAACAACAAAATAAAGTAATCATGAACAAGTTGACGGAAGATATTCTGAAGGGCGCGGAAGTCAACAAGTCACAGCAGAAAAAGAAGCGTACCACGGCACAGCTTCCTATCTACCGCGACGCGTCTAATCTTCTGTATATCATCATGCGCGTGATGTACCATGCTCCGCGTAAGATGACTAAGGCTTTGGACGAGGCAATTGTGTGCGGCACAGAGTTGTGTCGGTCACTCGCCTTGGCGAACGAGGTGAGAGGTATGGAGCGTGCGGCGGCGTTGAATATAGCACTGGCTAACGCCTATACGCTTTCCACCATCATTGGTTCGCTTGCTTATTTGGATGTTATATCCAAGTCAGTTTCAAAAGACCTTAGAAAGAAGATTAACACGATCGTTGCACAAGGCATCGGTTGGCGAGAATCCGCAACACAACAGGGTCAGAATGTGCTTCCGAAAGGAGGTGCACGATGAGAGTTTGTGGGATTTCCATAAATGGGGGGCTTACTGGGTATGGCGTGACAACCATTCCGAGTTACGAAGTTGCAAAGCCCTATAGGAGCGAGATCAGCGCGAACAACAGCTGGAACGTGAACTTCAATGACGGCAACGTCAACAACAACAACAATAAGTACAACAGTAACTATGTTCGCCCTTGCACGGCAAATGTGGAATATCAAATCATCCTTCAGACTATCTACGAGGCTTATGAGGACTGCCTAAAAGGGAAAAGAAGCAGTCCGCAAGCATTGGAGTATATGCCTACGGCGGCAGAGGACTTGCCTCTGCTGGCATGGGAAGTGTACACAATGACCTATAAGCCTTCCGTCTCAACTTGCTTCATGGTTACTTTTCCCAAACTCAGGGAAGTATTTGCCGCTGCCTTTCGTGACAGAATCGTTCATCACTGGATATGTTTGCGCATGCTGCCGTTGTTTGAGGAACGGTGCCACGAACTTGGTGATGTTTCTCATGCCTGCCGGAAAGGGTATGGCACGAAAACCGCCATTGCGCAAGTACAAGAAGGCATGATAAGAGTGTCTGACCATCTACAAAAAGAGGCTTGGATATACAAAGGAGATATAGTCGGGTTCTTTATGAACATCAGCAAAACGATTCTTTGGGATATGCTCGAAGACCTCATTAAGAGGAAATACGTCGGTGAGGATATGGACACCCTGCTTTATTTGGTCAAGGTAACCGTTTTCCATCATCCGGAAAAGTGTTGCACAATACAATCTCCTATAGAGATGTGGCAGTACATAAGTAAGGACAAGTCTTTGTTCTACATAGATGATGACCTCGGAATGCCTATCGGAAACCTTACCACGCAACTCTTTGCTGGGTATTACAACAGCTTTCTTGATGAGTTTGTCGAGGAACTGTTCAGAGGAAAGAATTACAGCTATACGAGGAGTGTGGATGACTTCGTGATTATCTGCGATGACCGCGTTTTCCTCAGACACGCCATCCGGCAGATAGCTGATTTCACGTCCGCGCAACTCGGTCTGGAATGCCATAAAGACAAAATCTATTTTCAACCAGTGAGTCACGGAGTAAAGTTTCTCGGTATGTATGTCTATGCTTATCGGAAGTACACAATCAACCGCACGATTGGTAGATTTATCGACAGAGTAAATCTGTGTATTTCCGAATGTGAGGCAGGGATGACGGAGATACGGGCGGAATATTGGTCGCACGTGTTCAACTCCTATTTCGGTTTCCTTGTGCAGGGAAATGAATACAGGAAAAGGACTGAGATATTCCAGATGCTACCTCATGCGTGGTACATCTATTTCAATATAACAAACAGACGAAAAGTAACAATTAAAAGAAGATACAGATATGACAAATGTAATTAAGAGCCGTATCTACGGTAAGCAGCCGCACGACATCTATACGGTATTGTTCAACACAGACAAAGAGCAGGCTGACAGTGTGAATATCACAGTGCCGACACTGGATGACCTTTCGGCGGCGTTAGGTGATAGTTTCATCCCTCAGTCCGAGATCGTTCAGACGCTTGCGGACTTTGAACAAGAGAGCTCTGTCAGTTTTTCAGATGAAGCGAAACTCAGTTTTGCCAAGGAGCAGGTGAAGAAGGCTATCAACGCATACGACACAGCCGAAGGTGTCGGTTGTGTGAATAACTTTTACTTTGAGTATGGAGGACAAAAGTTCCCGTACTGGTTCAATGCTTACGAGCGCACGGCCTTGACATCCGAGGCTACACAGTGGGCAAAGAAATACGGGAAGTATCGCATAGACGCACGCAAGTACGGCGTGAGTTTCGAGATTTCTTGCGACACACTTCTCGACTGGCTCGGACAGTTGAAAGACTACGCCATCAAGTGCTACAACAAGACCACCGACCATTTGATGGCCGTGGATAAATGCACGTCAATGGAAGAGCTGACGACCTACGACTACAAGGTTGGTTATCCGGACAACTTAATATTTTCGGTATGAGATTAAGAGGTTGTTTATGGCACAAGGGTAGTAATGGTCTCGGTGTTGGTCCCGAGTGGATGCGCAGATGGCTCCCTTACCGTTGGCAGTTTGACAGTGCGGCGAGAAAGCACGATGAGGGCTATGACCAGGGAGGCGAGTATATCGCTCGACTGTATTATGATCTGTGCTTCTTTGCCGACATGGTGAGCTGGTGTGAGAACTGGCGGCAGCTGATGATGGCGCACGTGTATTTCGTTGCAGTCAGGCTTTTCGGATGGATGTTTTTCCGCTACGATAAGTAGCTATTGTATAACTATAAAATCAGTAATTATGAAGAAGATTTTGGAGTATTACGAAACGTTTGCCAACTGGCTGTGCGGCTTCACGGCAGACAAGTATGTTCACTTGGTAGTCGGCCTGCTGATAGGCTTCTTTGTGAGCCTTATCTTTGCGGCCACAACGAAGAATGGCGTTCCTCTATCCTACGCTTTCTGTGGAGTGGTTGCGGCATTCCTCATCATGCTTTTCAAAGAGATGGTGGATTTCTTCAGAGGCGAGCCTTTCGATGCTAAGGACTTACTCTTTGGAACCGTCGGTGGAGTGTTGGGAGCATTGCTGTGGCTGATATGATTTGCCTAAAGAGTGAACTAAAGTACATCGAGCAGTTGCCAAGCGGAGAATGGGTGGTCAGATACGGTGTTGTGCCGGCCGGCCATGATTCTGCGGGCAACGAGCTCGTATCGTTCGCCTCCTCGGTATATCCGAATAAGCCTACGATGGAACAGATTAAACGAAGTATACATAGGTACGCAATGGCCCATCTCGACGATGAGGAGGTTTTGGCGACGGTGGCAAGGCCAAAGATGTACCTGTACGCATATTATTAAATTTGAGACAATGACTGATAAACTATTTACTAATCATGTCGGTGGAGGCATGGGAACTGGAGCACGAGGAACCTTTACCATGTTGTTTGGAAACGAAATCCTCGGCATGATGGTGGATATGAGGTGGGGATTACTTCTGATGGCTCTGCTCATCCTGGCAGACTACAGATATGGCATAGGAGAATCGCAGAAACGCTACGCTGCGGCCAAGGCTGCAGGTAATGATATTCTGATGGAGCACTTCAAGGTGCATGGCAGCAGGGCGTGGAGACGCACGGCTAATAAAACCATCGACTATCTCATTCTGCTCACGGTATGCGGCTCCCTCGGTATGGCCATACTGGAGCCTGTCGGTATCTCTCATGTGTGGGGCAGTTGGCTTGGGGCGCTCATAGTCTTTCGGTGTGAGGTATTCTCCATATTCGGCCATTTCTTCTTTCTTAGAGGTGTCGTAATCGAGAAGCGAACGCTGAGAGGATTCCTCAAGGCGCTGGTGGTCGCCTTCGCAAAGAAGAAAGATGAGGATGTCGGGTCAGCCATTGAAGAAGCTATTAACAAAACAGAGAAAGAAGATGGAAAAGGGAAAGACACTGACGCGGGGACAGAGGAACTGTAACCCGCTCAACATCCGAAAGTCGGCCACTCGGTTCTCGGGCGAGGTGGACGGAACGGATAAGGAGTTCAAGACGTTTCGCACTATGGCTTGGGGCTATAGGGCAGCTATCACCATCCTCAATACCTATTACAAAAGGTATAAGCTCGACACCATCGGCAAGATGATTTCGAGGTGGGCTCCGAGCAATGAGAATGACACCAACAACTACATTGCCACGGTGTGCCGCAGGACCGGAATCCCACGAGGGCAGAAGATCCATTTCTACAAGTCAGAGATTGTGGCCATCGTCAGCGCCATGTCCTATGTGGAAAACGGAGTCAACGCCAAACAGAGTGAAGTCGAGGAAGGCTGGCTTATGTTTGTGTGAGGATAGTGCGGTGAGAGAGTTTCAAGAATTTCTGCGGACACTTGCTGAGTGCATACTGGCAACAGTGGCACTCGCTTGGTTCGCTTGGTTTATAACACACTAACGACTATGGAGATTTTAGTAGATAGAAAATGGAAAAGAGGTGCCTACACCATCGGCAATCTCTATGTGAACGGCAAACGCTACAGCGACGGGAAGAATTACTGCAATACCCTCGAAGACACCGACAGAGGGCTTCGTCAGGATATGTCAACACAGACCCTGCTCTTGATGAAGAAGTCCGGCGTTACTGCGATCCCGACGGGCAAGTATAAGGTGACCATTACCTACTCCAGCCGCTTCAAGCGACTGATGCCGCTTGTCAACAACGTGCCCGCTTTCTCAGGTATCAGAATCCATGCCGGAAACACGGCTGCAGACACTGAAGGGTGCCTGCTTGTGGGCCGCAACACCGCCAAGGGAGTAGTGAGCAATTCAAAGTATTGGTTCAACCTGCTCTATGCCGCAATCGACAAAGCGTTGAAACGCGGGGAGAGCGTAAACATCACGTACAAATGAAGAAGGCTGTACTCATCCTGCTGGCCGTCATCGTGAGCTTCGTACTTGGAATGTTGGTAGAGAGCAAAGTCCACAAATGCGATGTGGGCGATGTTCATACCAGCGTCGAGTATGTCTCGGAGTCTCATCATGCTCCGGTGCCATCCGACAGCAACGTTGTCCGCTATGACACCATTTGGCCAGACAACAAAGAGGTGAAAAATATTCCAAAATCCGGCAACAAAAGTGCGGAAAATATTCCACAGAAGGCCGAAAAGATTTGGGAAGACACGCTGAAAAGCGCGGAAAATATTCCGCAGCCTGTTGTGATCCCCATCACTCAGAAGGTGTATAAGGACTCCGATTACACTGCCTATGTGTCCGGCTATCATTCCTCGCTCGACTCCATATCTGTGAGGCACAAGGTGACAACCATCACCATCAAGCAGAAGGCGCGCCGATGGAACGTGGGAGTGAGTGCAGGATATGGAATGACCCCGAAAGGCTTTCAGCCGTATGTCGGCATTGGTGTAACGTTTAACCTACTCAAATAGATATGGGCAGAAAGAGATTGTACGTAGACAAGGAGCCACGGCAGCGCGGCTCCATACCAAGAGAACACTTCACGAAAAAGAGAGGATCGTGGAAACCCAAGCATCCGTTCGAGAATGAGGCGAGTGCGGCCAACTATATTGCCATGCACGATTACTTCATGAGAAACGGATATGTGCCATACGTCTGCGGCTTCTGCGGATGCTGGCACATAGGAAGGAGAGATCAAGGCTCGTCTCCCAATACGTAGTCTATGACTTTTCTATTTGCCTCGTCAATTTTGCGAGTGTCAAAGTTCACATAGATAGCTGTAGTAGGGTTTCCGTGCCCATGACCGAGTGCTGCAGATATGGTAGCGTCAGGAATGTCGAGCCGGCTTGCTATCGTTGCCCATGTATGCCTTGCCCAGTATAGCGACAAACCAGGGAATGCTGAAATTCGTCGGATATGATATTTGTGTTTAAGACAGCCACGCGTGTAGTCTTGATTGTGAATCATCATCTTTGGTCCGATGGATTTCAGCCCTTTATCCATCATGCTCACGAAAGTATGAACGGTGTTGAAGTCTTCAGCAAAACGAAGGAGGTGCTTGCTACCCCGATAAGAGTTTATTAGCTCCATAGCTTCGGGCTCCACCTTTATATTATATAGACGATGTGTTTTTGCTCTACTGTAAACCAATCGTCCATCCGCAGAAATATCGGTTAGCCCGCATAAGTCCACTGGATTTATGCCAATCAAGAAGAAAGAGAGCTTGAAAACGTCTATGTAGCGTTGCTGCCACGGCTCACACTCATACCGGAACAATGCTCTAAGCTGCTCGATGGTGAGAGAACGCTTCGGAGTCGCCTGGTTCTTTATTTTGAACGTTCGGAAAGGATAGTGAGAGGTTATACCATTGTCAATAGCATCGTTGACGACGGTACGTATGTTCCTCATGTGAATGCTCCGTGTGTTCGTCGAGTTCCCGATGTCGAGTAAGTATCTGTCAAACTCAGACAGCCAGTCCTTAGAAATATCCTCGAAGGACATTTTCTTTGAGCGAGGGTCAAACTGTATAATGCGGTTGAGAGTGTTCTTGTATTTCTCTTTGGTGTTGAAGTTCGTTTGTTTGTTGGTATAAACCTCAAACCTCGGAATGAAACGAGCTGAATGCTTTGACTCCGGCTCCAGCTCTCCAAGAATGGCCTCTTTGATTTGAGTGACAGACTTTCCATTGATAGAACCGCTACTCTGCAAGCTGAGGAAAGCTCTAACGATATCGGACTTTCTGTTCTCGATAAGGTAATTGAGTTCGGTCTTCTGAGGGTGATCATGAATCTTTTGGCTCTTTGCGTCCCACTGAGAGGGCAGTACGCTTACGCCAAGACCAATGTAGGTTGTCGAGCCTTGTTTGGTGAGAGAGACCTTTAGAGGTGCAGCACCTTTCTTTATCCCTCTCCTGTCGAGATAAATTCGGAATGTTACCAT